CTCTGGCTATGGCGATGGCGATGGCGATGGCGATGGCTCTGGCGATGGCTCTGGCGATGGCTCTGGCTTTGGCGATGGCGATGGCTCTGGCGATGGCTATGGCTATGGCTTTGGCTCTGGCTATGGCTCTGGCTATGGCGATGGCGATGGCGATGGCGATGGCTCTGGCGATGGCGATGGCGATGGCATAAAGGAAATGAATGGTGACAAGGTTTATGTAATAGACGACGTACCAACGATTATAAAATCCGTTCACGACAACATCGCACAAGGTTTTATTCTAAATAATGACCTTACCCGACAGCCCTGTTACATCGTCAAGGAGCAGAATAAGTTCGCCCATGGCGACACACTGCACGATGCCTTCATGTCCCTGCAAGAGAAACTCTACGATGGCAGCACCGAAGAGGAACGAATCGAGGCTTTCCGCAAGAAATTCCCCGACTACGACACCCCTTACCCGAACCGTGACCTCTTCGCTTATCATCACGTTCTCACCGGCTCGTGCCGCATGGGACGAGAGAGCTTCTGCAAAGACAAAGGCATCAGTCTCAACGACTCCACCACAGTCCGCCAGTTCGTCCTCCTTACCAAGGACAGCTACGGCTCCTCCACAATCCGCAAGCTCCCTCAAGCCTACGGAATAGACGAGCCGCAGCTGGTTAGTCGCCCTGAAAGGCCCAGTAACATCATATAAGTAGCAGTCCAGTAAGGCATAGCCTAACCTATATCTCGCTTGTCAATCACCCGCACAAATATGAAAATCAATATCAAAATCGTAGCTTTCGCGGCGTGGATTGTGATGACCCTCATCATCCTCAGCGCCACATTACGCGGTGTCAGCAAGCCCGACACCGCCACAAACTTGATTAGCATCGCAGTCCTGTTGTTCTGGACGCTCTTGTCCATCGCAACAAACTGCCTAACTTTTAAAAATAACAAAAAACAATGAAAAGATTCAATTCCGTGTGTATGTTCTCGCTGCTCGTCGCAGCGATGTCCCTAACCTCTTGCTGCGAACGCATCGACGCAGGTTCTGAAGGCATCCTCGTCAATCTCTACGGCTCAGACAAGGGAGTCGATGACGTAAGCCTCGTCACCGGTCGCGTCTGGTACAACCCCCTCACAGAAGAGGTCTACGAGTACCCCACATTCGTACAGACCATCGACTATCCCGCGTTCACAATCAACGCCAAGGACGGATCCGAGTTCACCGTCGATCCTACCGTCTCTCTCAAGATGGTCGATGGCAACGCCCCGAAGGTGTTCAAGAAGTACCGCAAGGAACTCAACGACATCATCAACGGCACGCTATTCAATTATGTCAAGGATGCCTTCCGCATTCAGCTCAACAAGTACACTACAGACCAGATTGTCAGCAACCGTGACATGGTTGAACGTGCCATCGAGGCACAGCTCAGCAAGGCTCTCGCCAAGGAGCACTTCCATCTTGAGCAGCTTACGTCTGGCCTCAAGTACCCTAATTCCATCGTACAGGCCGTCAACCAGAAAAACAAGGCCATTCAGGAGGCGCAGAGAGCACTCAACGAGGTAGCCGTCAAGAAGGCGGAAGCAGAAAAGATGCTCGTACAGGCACGAGCCGAGCGAGAGGCCAATGAACTCAAGTCCGCCTCACTTACCCCAGCCATCCTCAAGAAGATGTGGATTGAAAAGTGGGACGGCAAGCTTCCCATTTACGGCAACGTACCACAGATGATGATTACCAAGTAACCCACCCCCCTCCTGTCCCTTACACCTCATTTGGGGCAGGAGGCTTTAAACCAAAAAGATATGACATTAGAAGAAGCAATAGAACACTGCAAACAAAAAGCAGATGAACTAAGTATTTGTAATAAAGATTGTTCTTTAGAACATAAACAATTAGCTATTTGGCTTAGTGAATTGAAAGCTATTAAAGAAAAAAGTAAGAGGCTAAAACAACAGAATATGGAGGAATAATTATGGATTTAGCGATTTGTTTTATTTTATTCATTTTGGCAGGAATAATGGTAAACATAGACAATGTAACCAAAGAACTGACAAAAATTAGAAAACTCTTAGAAGAAAAGGAGGAATAGTTATGGCATGGGTAGCAAAAGATTATATTGGTGAATGGATATTCAACTGTAAGCCTGATATGTGGGCTGGTGATTGTGTCGAGCACAACTATTGGCTGCCACAAGATAAATATGGTGCTCACGGTTTTCAACTTCCAAAAGGTAGTATTAAGAAGCTTATCGGAAAAGAATTATCTTGGAGTGATGGGCCAGTCGAACTTAAAGATGAATAGTTATGGCAGATAAAAGCTTAATGAAAGAAATGCTCCCGATGAAGATTAGTAATTGGGAGTCTATAGTGTACAGCGAGGAACTTAATTGTCCTAATAAGGAGTGTGATAACAAAAGCTGTCATAGTGAAGCAAGAAATATTATCGGATGGTGTGATACTCCTTACGGCTATATGATGGTCTGTGAATGCAAGAAGTGCTTCACTAAGTATCGCTTTCATGGCACTATAGATGGCAAGTTTGATTTTGATAACTTTGCTGATAATTTTATGATGCGTGTTGAAATAGAAAAGGGAAAATTATAGTTTAGAATAAAATAGAAAAATATAAAATAGAATAATCATGACAAAGCAAGAATTTGAAAAGCGTATGAGTGCGCTTAACGAAAAGCGTGTTGCAATCACGCAGGAAATGGTACAATTGCAGAACGAATACATTTCCAGCTATCCAGTAAAGCCAGGCGACAAGTGTGTAGACGAGCAAGGCAAGATATGTTGGGTTATAGACATGAGATTCTGGGAAGCATCATCAACATGGATGCGTATACTTGTGAATCCAGCCAAGAAGGACGGCACACGTTCAAAACGCGAGGAATACGCCTATGGGGAAGTTACTAAAGTATAACACATGTTCAAGCAGATTATACTATACAAAGCCGTATGTGATGGGTGCGGAGAGCATTTTGAGAATAGCGGCTGTGAGACCCATCCGCCTTATTTCACACAAGAGGAAGTACAATCATTCGGTCAAAACGATACACTTGCAGGTTCATGGGAATTTGCTAATGGGAAGCTCTATTGTCCAGACTGCTATGAAAGAGAAGTGATAGATAAAGGCATTGGCATTAAAATTTATAAAGATAACAAAACGTAACACAACATGAAACAAGTCATTACAAGAATCATCTGTGCCATTCTTCTGCCCCCTATCCTTACCATAATGCTCATAGGTTACATCCCATTCGCCATCTTCAAGGGGCTGACAGACAATTTCGTTTTCGACGAATACTTCATTTTCGTAGAAAGAATCACAGGTTTCCTGCTTTCCCCCGTCACCCGATGGCAAGATAGAAAGAATCGTTACGAAGAGCTAAAGCGTACATCGGAGTGGTATCGCAAGGAAAACAAAAGGCTCAACGACATACTTGACGATGAATCGGATTATAAACAATAAAAATAAACAATAATGACAAAGGAAGAACAGAGACTATGAAAGCGGAAGATTTAAGAATAGGAAATTATGTAAGGGTCAGCAGTGATAACTGCATGTTTCCCAAAGGAGCACTTTGTGAGGTCGTAGCCATAGACTCCGAGCGGACACATGAAGAAAAGAAAGGACTTGCAGATCTACTTCAAATCGTTAGGGAAGAATGGGAGTTCTCTCACGGTGTTTGGTGCGATGACATCGAGGGTATTCCTATCAACAGTGAGTTTCTCAGAAAGAACGGTTTCGAAAATGTCAGACATCACATAGATGAAGATGGTTTTGAATGGTGTCAATACGAGCATGAAGATAGTTGTTTGGAAATCTGGCATTACCTTCAATACGATGCCTACAGCGCATTCTATTGCGCATGTGAATTGTGCGAGATATCCTTCGTTCACGAGATACAGAATATCATCGCTGCCACCAAGGAGAGCATAAAAATAATTGTCTAACAAAGAATTTATGAGTTACAAATCAAGAAAGAAATGTGACCTAAAGCATATTGTAGGTTGCGGTCTTTGTCCTCAGATGTTTGATTGCCCTTATGACAGGGGCGAGGATAGCTCAGAAAGTATTAAAAAGTAAAACGGATGAAAAAAGACAGATACATCCCAGGTGATTGGGTTATATTCAGAAGAAAATTGGCAAGGGTTTTGGAAACCTACAAGACCAATTATTTCATAAAAGTATGCCATCATGACTATAATCCTGATATTGAGTATGACGATGCTTACTTTTCCATAGAAGTAAGACCTGTAGATATAAAGCCTATTCCTCTAACTCCCGAAATACTGGAGGAGAATGGGAAGTGGAAGAAAAGTAAATCAAGCAATAGGACTCTGCTCTACTACAAGGATGAAGTGTATATACAATATGATATGTTTGACAGATTTTTCTATTTCGCTGATTTTGAATATCGTGATAGTATTATAGAACTAAAATATGTTCACCAGCTCCAACACCTCTTATTTGGCTTGGGCTTGGATAGTAAATTTGAACTGGATAGACCTTAATCCCTACGAAAACTCATTAAAAGTATAAAAAATAGATATTATGACAAGAGAACAAATAAAGATAGCCCTTCCTCTGATACTGGCTTTTGCGGAAGGCAAAATTATTCAGTATAGAGACCCCAGTCTGGGTATAAAAGAATGGTCAGACCTTGAATATTCTGTAGGGGTACCTGTAAATAATCTTTTAAAAGAACCTAATAACTACCGCGTCAAGCCCGAGCCTCCCTACCGTCCCTTCCGCAACGCCGAGGAGTGCTGGCAGGAAATGCTCAAGCACGCCCCCTTCGGCATAATGAGCAGCAAGAACAGAAAGGATTACATGTCTTTCAAGTCTCTCAACGACGAAGGCTGCGACTTCTGCGGCTACGAAGGCGAAAGCTTCGAGTCCGCATTCGATGATATTCAATTCGCCGACGGCACACCCTTCGGCATAAAAACAGAACAATGATATACACTCACACCATCACCAGACACGGACTCATCCATTTCTCAGATGGAAGCGTCCTACAGGCTGTCTTCCAGATACCCATCGGAGACCGCTTCATACGACACGAACAGCTCGAACGTCAGCTCGCCGAAGAATGGCGACGCCAGAACCCAAGAGCCAAGAACAAGGTAACGAGAATCAAGCTCTTCCGAAACTGAAACAACAGAAAGCCCCAGTAAGGCGCCAGCCTCTATAATAGATAGCCCCGTTAGAGCGGCCTATACCAAGAGCATCTATAAAAACATATAAAACAATGAAAACAGAAGAAAACAAACGCATGGAGGCGCTTGCCTGCATCATCGCCGACTTGAAGGCAGAGAACATTGTGTTAGCGCATCGTGTGTATCAGCTCGAGGACGACTACAACGATGTGGTACGTCAGTTGGACGGAGAAAAGAGGCCAAGGAGGCTTGTAAAAGCATTCTACGCCTTTGTAAAGGACAAAAACCTTTATATGAAAAAGGCAACGAGCTGTCCTTACTATCAAGACAGCCCTCATGTATGCTCTACATTCTGCTTGGAATGTGACTCATGTCTGGACCTCATTGAAGGCCTCGGTGTGATTTGCGAGAAGAGATTATTAGAAGCGAAATAACAACATAAAGGATTTATAGAAATGAGAACAATCAAGTTTAAGGGCAAGAGTCTTGAGGACGGGGAGTGGAATTATGGCGACCTGTCCCATGTGGCAAATCAGACTCTCGTAAAAAATAATCCATGCCGTGATAAGCGACCTGTTTTTACGTTTGCCGTTGCCCCAGATACCGTCGGTCAGTATACCGGTTTCCTCGACAAGGACGGCAAGGAGGTATATGAAGGTGATATACTTAGATATAACAACTCAACCTTTGCAGTGGAGTGGTCCGAAGACCTCGGAGCGTTCACTTTAAGGGCCATAAGGGAAAAAGGAAAGTGTGACGATATACCTTTGGGAGTGATACTGAAATACATTCGGTTTATAATTATCGGCAACATCCACGACAAGCAGAAAGGAGGCGAAGAATGATTAGAGTAGACGCATACCGCTGCTCGTACTGCGGAAAGAGGTTGCGTAAAACATGAGGAAAAGTATTGCAATAAATCACCTTGCAATATTGCTGCTTGCTATTCGTGCAAGTGGTACAAAGAAACGGGGCAAACCACAAATATTACAATTACAGGGCTTCCTCCGTTGGCAGGGCATGAACATGAATATGAAAAGACGGTTCGTGTAAATATATGCTTGAAGCATCACAACGCCAAAATGTTCAATTCGTTTCATGCGTCAGAAGAACTTATTGATGACGCTGAGAACGGCGGCTTCCGTATCATGCCAACAATGGAGGAAGGCTGTTTGGACTATAAAAAGAAAGAAAATGAAGATTAGAAAGACAAAGAAGCGTTACAAATTAAAGTATCGTGTGTGGTTCCATAAAACTATTAAGGTGAAGTTTAAGAAGGTAAGCACATCAATCGAAACAGAACCACGCCAATACCCTAAAATGTGCGGCGTGTTTATTACGTACGAGGTGCTTAGGTGGTATCGTACGAGAGAACTAATAACTCGATACGTGCGCATAAGAATTGGCGCAGTTAAAAGTAAAACATCACGCAAAATCAAATAACAATGAAAATACTCAAAGAAATCAAAGTTCCTACAGGTGAAATCTACACCGCAAAAGGAGACAAAGGCGTGTTGGAGTTTCTGACAGTAGCCGACTACGGGAAAGATGCAAACATCAAAGCCGACTTCCTCGGCATAACAAGAGAGCTGAATGGTGTGCCGAACGGAACGCCAATGCCCCTAACCGAAAAATGGGTGATAACAATCTCTACCCAGTACGGCTGTTCGATGAACTGCAAGTTCTGTGACGTGCCGAAAGTCGGACCGGGACGCAACGTGACACTGAACGACCTGCGCAACGAGATAACAACAGCATTAAGTATGCACCCAGAGGTTAATCACACCAAACGCCTTAATGTACACTATGCACGCATGGGCGAGCCGACATGGAATGAGGCTGTAATCGAGCACGCACGTTTCTTCTTGCGTGAGGATATTATTCCTTACATCGGAAATTCGCTTGTGCATCCTGTGGTAAGCACGATGCTTCCGAAGCGTAATCGAGGCTTAAACGACTTTATTCGTGAATGGGTTAGGGTAAAAAATTTCGACTACAGCGGAAACGCAGGCTTGCAGTTCTCCATAAACTCTACCGACGACGCACAGCGAGAGTATCTATTCTCGGGTAACGCCTTGCCATTGAGAGATATTGCAGAACTTGCTGACACTCTCGCATATCCGTGCGGTCGCAAGTACACTCTTAACTTCGCGCTTGCTGACGACTCTATCATTGACGGCAAGGTACTTGCTTCGATGTTTGACCCACGCAAGTTCATGTGTAAGATTACACCGCTCCACCGAACAAACAGCTGCGAAGCCAACCATATTCAGACAAGCGGAGGTTACGACTCGTTTGTGCCGTACAAGAAAGTGGAAGAAGATTTGAAGGCAAACGGATTTGATGTAATCGTGTTCGTTCCGTCGTATGACGAGGATAACGGACTGATTACTTGCGGCAATGCAATCCTGTCCGGCAAGAAGCCGACATCAAGCTACAAAGAAGTGATATTTTAATCTGATAAACAAAAATGAGCAAAAAGAAAATATACATATCATCGCCGATTACTGGCTACAACCTCAACGAGCGACACAAGTTTTTCGCTCGAATCGAGAATGAACTGACAATCCTCGGCTACAAGGCAGTCAATCCCATGGCTAAACCGCTGCCCGACTCTGCGCCGCACACGGAGCACATGAAAGAGGACTTACGCCTGCTCCTCGGCTGCGACGGCATCATCGTGCCGAACCGATGGCGATGCTCGAAAGGCTGTGAAATGGAACGCCGTGTGGCTGACGCTTGCGGAATACCGGTTGTCGGCGTGATAGGCGAGACGCACGATTTACAAATCACAAACGCAATATAATCATGAACGCAAGCCAGTTAATAAGCCGCACCCCAAGACGACCGTATGTCATTGCGCCAAGCGTAAAGCAGAAAGAGAAATTGTTAAAGAGCATTGACCGCTATTGTTCGCTGTATTACATCACAATGGGGTCGGCGTACAATATTGCCCAGACAGCTATGATAGACGCTTTAGGCGAAATTAAAGAGGACAAGAAGCTGTATCGTCAAAAGACAAAGCAAAGCATCAACAAGGCTCTTGCCGCATACAACGCCTGGGATGCGAAGATGCGCTTTGTTCTCGCAGACCGCTATCAGCTTTGGCTTGACCTGTCTGACGCGTCGGAGGCGGAACTCAAACCGCTCGTCAAAACGCTCTATTACTGCATCGACAACTATTTCTTGAAGAACCATGTGCCGAAGAGCAAGATCGTCGCCCGTATGGAGGCGGCAATGGTGCTGATAGATATTGCGGTAAGCCTGTTCAGAAACCTCTTTGACAATATCCAGAAGAGGATAGGAATAGACTTGCGCCCGGACTTCAACGAAGGCAATGCTCTGGATTTGCAACACAACTGGAACAACGCCATGCAGTCCGTAATCAACTCGATACCGGGGATGCCGGACATTGACATCAACGACGATGCGGACAGCGTTCAGGCAGCGAAGAATATCATAACGAAACTCTCTAACGAGGGCATCTACGACCGCGCAGGAGAGTATGCGTTGCAGCTGAACCCGGAGTACAGACCGGAAAACTTCGGAGAGTAGACCGATGTCAACCGCGCACGGGCAGCAGGAGTAACATCTTGTTGTCCGTGCGCGGTTTTTTGTTATCTATCCTGCAACGTAAACGCCCGACCGTACAGCAGTAACGTCAGAACAATCAGCGTATAGTCCGCTATCCGTGTCGTTTCGGAAATACACAGCGTGCCGTGCCCTAACCTTATCAGAATAACTCCTGCAAGATACAGGAACGGTATTCGCCACACCCAGCCGAACTTGAAAAGAAAGCTTGCCGGCAGCAGAACGGCAGGCAGTACGACATACGCCAATGCGTATAACGACACCACCAAAACGGCGTTCTCGTTCAGATCCAAGCCCATTGATGCGGCGTTATGGTGAAACCAATGCACACCCAGCCAGTGTAAAACCATAAGGAGTATAGGTATCACTCTTATGCCGATTCTGTAAAACCAAAACAGCTTTTCGGCAAGCGTATTTGTCTGTATTGTTTTCATACCGCTAAATTTATCTTACATGATTAATATATTCTTTAATTCGGCAATATCATCTGTGGTAATGGCTATACTCTTGTTGCTGCCAAACAACAAGGCAGAGATAATACCGTCAGGCATATCAATAGAGATACATCCTTCGCCTATTGTGCCATGAAGAAGCCCGATATCAAAAGGCTTTTTCTCCATCGCTTTCAGTATTTGCATCGCGTCTTCGAAAACAGATTCCGCATCAACAACTCCATTTTCATCAGCGACAAACAGGGATAAATCGTCAATTTTCTCTTCCCATTTTTCCTTGTTCCGACAAACGATATTGTGCGCTGCTCGCTTCATATACACAGAAGGTATGGCAAGCGACGGATTGCCTTTTATCATGTCGTCAATTCTTGCGTCTATCCAGGTTTCTATTGACGGCGCAAGACGTTCTTTCAGTTTTTGTAAGTTCATTTCTTGTTCCCTCCCTTCTTCGTTCCTTGAACCATAGCAAGATATTCCTGCCAAGTCTTATCACTATGGTTTGTCATATAATCGTTAAGCATAGCTGATTTTTGTTCCTCTGCTTGCGCTACTTCTTTTCTCAGTCTTTGCATCAAAGATAGATGTTTCTTCAATGCTTCCTGTCCTTGCTGAGTGCTTTCAATACGAGGACGTATGATCCGCAATTCCTCGTCTTGCACTAACTTAGACACATATTGCAAGCTGTCAACGTACTCTTGATTCTGCATCAAGTACTGACGTTGTGCGCCTGTAAGATTGTCTTCAATCTTGTCAATTTCATCCCATAAAGGGGTGGAAGACTGCTGTGCTTGCATATTGATAGATGCTCGCTTCTGCTGTATTGCCTCATACATCTTCTGTAGCTCGGCATCCATCATCTGCGGCTGCTGCTGGCCTGTACCCATATCCAATAATGGGCTGTTTCCAAAATTCATCATAATCAATATCTTTAAGTTGGTGATATGTTATAGAGAGGTGAGAGGGCATCCACCAACGAGGGCAAACGCCCCTCACCAACTCATTTTTTCTTAGTTCGTCTAACCGACTTCCTTACAGCTCTGTTACGCTCCTGTAGTGGGAGTGGATGTAGCAGCACATCCGCAAAAGTTTGCGGATGGAAGAACTGTAACAGTAGGAGTGCTCTGGAGTCCGAGGACACCGTCAATCTTGCGGCAGCACTTCTCGTTCACGTAAGCCATCATCAGCTTCTCCTTGTAAGGAGTGAGGGCTTCCATAACGGCTACCTTCTTGTCGAGGTCACAATACTTTGCTTGCAACGCATCGTACTGGTCTCTCTGATTCTTGTACAGACCGAAGTCCGCATCAATCTGAGACTTGTAAAGACCAAACTCAGCCTGCATTGCACGGCGGTTCTCAGCGTTGATAGCATCTGTAGCACCCTTGTACATAGAGAACTTCTCTGCGATGTCAGTCTCACGCATAGCGTAGAACTTGTTAGCGGTGTCGAGCTTCAAGCCGAACATGTCGGTAAGCAGCTTCACCTCATCAGCGCATTCCTTCTCCATTACCTGCAAGGCGGTCGGCTGATTAGCATTCGCATTTGCGCCATAGCCGTTTGCGTTGATATTCACGTTCTCAGGCATATTGCTGCCACCGAGAGAACCAAACACGCTGCGATTACCGCCAAACAACCAAGCACCAAGACCGAGTGCAGTACCAGCTATGCCAAGACCCAATCCTGTGCCTGCGATACCTTTAGAAGCATACTCGTCGTGCTTCTTCCCCTCTTCGTAGATTTTCTTCTCTACTACTTTTGCATCTGTCATCTCCATAATACAATCTTTTTAAATCCTCAATATTAACTAACACTATTCTGTAACGTTACAGGCACAAAATTAGCGTGTTACGACAAAAAAAGCCATAACACGCTCACATTTTTTATTATTCTCTGAAATTCAGTTGTTTACGTTGATAACATATACTATCATTTCTTATGCTTTTTCCTTATGAATGGTAGTATATCCCATTTTTTCCACCATCTAACATGACCTCCTACGTCTTGCTGTCCGTTTGGAATATCACCTCTTTTTACCATTCTGTTGAGTGTAGCTTCACTGACACCAAGCTTACGTTGTACTTCTTCTTTAGACATCATAGGATTCATCAGATTCGGAAGATAGTCTTCGCATAATTCTTCTATATCTTCATCTGACATTCCACAAGCTGTTACCTTTTCTCCATTCTTCTGTTGTTCCCATGCCTTCATACAGCTCTCATACAGAGATTTCAGAATGAGAGCCAAAGTGTAATAGTTGAATACTTTTCTTTTCATAACCTTTTTGCTTTAGAAGAAAAACCTTTTACCTATCCTTGTTCTTGTTAAGAACCAATCTATTACCCAGTATAAGTAAAATACTCCTGTCATTACTATTACAGACATACATGACATTACCATATCTTTTGTAGTATACCACGACCAATAAGTGAGATGTATAGCATTTACACCGAAGTAATAAAAGAACGGAATCCTGTACACCCAACACAGCCAGAAGAATCTACTGAACAGTATGAGCAAAATCGGCAACACATAAAGTAACACATATATAAATGTGTAGCTTGGCCAATGCTCAGAATGCACGATGAACATTTCTCGTGGATTCTGCGAGAAATCCAACATGGCAAAACTATGCCACACCATTATACATATAGGTAGCCATTTAGTTATCCACTTGATGAATTTCAACAATCTTCTTGAATAGCTGTTACCATTCATTATTAACAGCGAGATAACCTCGCTCACATCCATTCCGTCTAAAACAGAAAGGAGTGCCTTTTTCTTTTCATCTGTCATATGCATTAAGTTTAAATATATTGTTGTCGTTGCAAATATAACTAAATGATATAATTATTGTGTTTGTTTTGTTATTTATTTACAAATAAATAATTTAAACTTACAAGTTATAACTGTGTGCGCATATAAAAATAGCATATTGTTGTAATTTGAAAGTAAAAGCCTTGCCTATCCTCTACGGACGGGCAAGGCTCACCTGAAACAAATCTATTAACCTTAAATTAAAAAACTAATAACTAAAGCCATTAACCATATCTAATAATCCAAACAATTTCCTTTTTTTTATTCTTTCTTCCCGCTGCTCTTCAGCCTTCCTCTCGCATATCTGAGAGTCAGCAGAACCACAGCGCCTATTATTATGACAGCGATGCAGGACGCGATGGGCTTCTCTATGTTCCTTTCCCACCAGTTCAGCTTTCTCTCCACCGGCACAGGCACGTCATTGTTTCTTCTGCCAATGTTCGTCAGCGAGTCCACTTTCGCCTTGTACGTCTCTAAGCTGTCCTTCATTAGCGTGTTCAGCGAGTTCTCCACGTACCTGTCCCTCCAGTGCCAAGCCTCAGTCTTCTTCACGTTTCCCTCTTCGTCCACGGTCGTAGCAGTCGAGTCCCTGCTCCATGTCTTGTCCGTCTTCGTTCTCTCCACGTATCTCAGCACTATGCGGTCCCAGTACACAGTGTCCTTCGCCACCTTAGTCACCCTCACGCTGTCCGTTCTTGTCAGTACCGCGGGCTTCTTCGCACCGCAGCCGGCCAGCATACTGACCATCATGCAGAGCAGCATTCCCCACAGCGCTCCTACAAATTTACTATATAATTCGTCCATCATAACCGCTTCTCCTTAAAAACTTTATCTTCCTTCACTCTTTTTTCATCGCCTCCTCCACAGCCTCGCCGATGTCCTCGTCTTTCTTCTTCATCAGCGCTATAATGAAGCGCTTTATCGAGAATCTGTTCTTCATGCCGTGCAGCTCACACACATGCCCGACGATCGAGTCCACCTCCCACATACATCCGAACCCCAGACCTACCGCAGCCGTCACCACATGATTCGTCCATCCCAACGGCTCGAAGATAGCCAGACCGAGCACCGAACCTAATATAAGGTAGGTGATATAGTCCACCGCCTTGTTGCACGTTCGCCGTCCCGCTCTCGAAAAGCGGAAATGCTCATGTTTATGCAGACTCTCGCTCACGCCGAACCAGAAGTCCGCCACTATCAGCACCACTATCAGTACCAACATCCATCTCAGGTCGAAGAGCGCAGACAGCGCCTCCCCTCCCATTGTCCCCAAAACGACGGCCTTACCCGTCCCCGTAGTCAAGTTATTAACCATCCAATCAATCTTTTTTACATTAACAAAAATCCCAAACAAAAGAATAATCCTTCCTAAAAACCAAGCAGCCCCTCAAAGAGGCCCAGATAGGCTTAGTGAGGCTTAGCAGCCCAGCCTCCAAGCCCTCCAAACCCCCAGCATGCCTCAGCAGCTCAGTCCAGCCTCCTTCATCGCCTTTCTCACCGTCCCGAACATCTTCCCCATCGTCTCCACGTAGTTCGGAGCCGTCGCATACTTCTTCCGTCCCTCCTGTATCTTCTTCACGTAGTTCTCAGGACTCATCCTGTACGCCCAGGCCTCAGGCCATGATTTCTTTAGCACAGCCGCATGGTCTCTCAGCGCCTCGCCTAAAGTAGCGTAGTTTCTGAACAGTCGCTTGCAAGTATACTTATACAGACCCTTGCCAGCCACATACTCAATCTTCACCACCTTCTCCGGTGCCGTAAACCTCACCGTCTTAGTCTTGAAATACTCATGCGTTGTGACAAGCAGACATTTCTCCACAGGCCACCCGCCTCTCGTTATCCCAAACACGTTATACTTGCCGATAGCGCTCTTGCCCCATCCGCTCTCCAGTGCCGCCTGAGCTATGATAAACACGGGCGAAATGTCCGCATTATAAGCCGCAGGAGCCATCCATTTACAAAATTCCTTAGGTGTCATCTTCTTATTTATTATTTGTCAGTTATTATTTATTATTTGCGCCCATTAAGCAGCCCCGCAAAGAGGCTTAGACAGGCTCAGTGAGGCCCATTATACGTTCAAGGGCTATTATCGCCGCCACACAGCTTACAGCGCACAGCTCGCACCAGAACAGCCAGCAGCGACGGTCAGTCACAGCAGCCACCACAGCAGCCACGCCGTACACAGCCACCACAGCGGGCATCGTCGCCAGTCCCCACATCACGCTCGCCAAAGCCGAGACGATAGCCCCCGCCTTATGCACAGCTCTGTCCCCCTCCTCAAGGTAGGCAGGAGCAGTGCCCACGAATGCCAGACCCACACACGTCAGAAAAGCCGCCGCGTCGAAGTCTCCCATATCAAGCATCGTAGGGAGAAACGTGAAAGCCATCGCCACAAGCAGGAGAGGCATCAGCCAGTTACGCCCCATCCCGTAATAAATCTCGCTCACCATCGTCGGTCTGCCCTTCACCACCGCATAATACATTGCCGTTACAATGAAGAGCACGTACATTATCAATGCCATTGCCATCATACGCCTACACCTCCATCTTTAGCTGTTCGGGATAGCCCTTCTTGTAGTCATAGTCAAGCACTTCCTCCACGGTCTGCATCCTCTCCACAGCCGCCTTGTGCTGCGCCGTCACGTTGTAACAGTCCTTAGCATACGCCTCGATATGGCTTATGATATTCTGCGCTTGCTCAATGCTCAAGTTATAGCATTGCTTGCCCAGCCATAGCGTAGTGTCCGTGCGGCCGATACGCTGCAAACGCTCGTTGCCTTGGTACACACGGTCACGAAGCTCAAAGTCCAACCACACCCTCTGCCCGTTAAGGTAAAAGCCGTTCACCTCCGCCGACTGGTCGTAGGCGTCGATTTCCAACAGCATCTGAGCCTTCGCCGTCTCCAGCGCGTCCATGCCGCCCATTGCCTTTGCCAGCTCCAGGCGCACCCATTTCACGAAGGTCTTATATTCCTTCACTTCCGCGTCGTCGCTGCCATCAGCCATCTTCATAGCCATGTCGGCGTTATAGCGTGAGAGGTCGGCTTCGTCACGCAGACCGAATGCCGTCTGCACCGCTGCGTTAACGGCACGTTCCTCGCTGAACGGCTTCAGGCAGCGCACCGCATAGCCCACCTTCACTCTCTCTGTCTCCGATACGCCCGACTCCGGATTTCCCGACATCGAAGGACGCTCCTCATCACGGATGTCAAGATACACTGTCACCGCATTGCCCTCGTCGAGCATGCTGCCTCGTACTAAACCTTCGGTAGGCAGCTCAATGTAATTTTTTGCTATCATATCATTTTTTTTAATGGTTGTCCTTATGCAGTCGCTGCCGGAACGACAGGCTGCGCTACGTTCATTACACCCTCGGACGCTTCCATCTGCGCCACGTAGTCCTCAAGATACATCATCATGTTAGTCGATCCCTTGAAGATGTAGCCGCAGGAATTCTCTATCTCCGCCTCCTCGATAGGCAGTATCGCACGCTTGCCGCCGAATGCCTTCTCGCACAGACTCAGATACCGGTACAGTCCGGAAAGGTCGCCGTGCATCTCACGCACCACCTTCTTGCCGGTCGGCATTCCGTCCTGGCCGATTTCGTCCATACACATCAGCAGTTTTATCCAGTTGTTCTCCCCACGTGTGTTCTGGCGTATCTCGTAGTCCAGAACGTCCATCACCACGCCCACCATGTCCTTCGGGAATACCTGTTTCGCATCCATCTTTCTGTCGATGCGTACCTTGCTCGTCAAATCTGATAATTTCATGTTTTTCTCCTGTATTGAGTTTATCAAGTTAAACGTGTCTGCTCCCTTAAGCTGTCCGAAGTAGCATGGCCAGTTCTGTGGAGTCGCTGCCTTGGCAGACTCTGCCGTACTCTTGCGGACGGTGGCAAAGCCCTTACCGTGGTCGGCATGGCTCTTGCCTTCCGTGCGATGATACACCGTACCGCAGAAGTCCACTGCCTCACCGCGTATCGGCAGTACACGGCTGTCCCAACGGTTCGCCCTTATGCCCATGCCGTACCACCATCTCTGCTTCACCCTCCACAATGCTGCGTGAGCCTCCTGCTTGCTGTTCGTGCCTATGAGGATGTTGTCTGCATAGCGCACGTAGAACGGATAGCTGGCCGACATCGCAAGGTCGAAGCCGAGCATGATGATGTGGTGTGCAAGCGGGCTTACCGGAGTACCGATGGGAAGTCTGCCGTCCACCATCGTCACATTGCAGGCATAATCGACGAGCCACCCTCTCACGCCCATCTCCTCCATTGCCCTGCGGAACGTCTTTGTCCTGACGTGTTCGTAGCAGTGGCGCTGGTCAGCAAGGGCGATGTAGTTCACGTCCCTCTGGTCGTAAAAGAGATGTTTCACGCGATGGCGCACCGAGAGGCGCAGTGTCTTCGAGTTCAGACCACACCCCGTCTTGCAGTTCAGAGCAGCCTTGTTGTCAAGGGCTTCATAGAGTGCATTCGCCCTGTTTATAAACACATACTGAAGTATGCGAGTCACGAGAGTAGGAGAGTCTATATGCCGCACCTTGCCGTTCTTGTTCCTCTTCACAAGTTGGCGGTACGATATATGCTCAACGTATGTGTCATCTTGAATCATGGCGAAGACGAGCGTGACGTTTTCCTCCCATTCTCGGCAGAACTCCGTCACCGTCGCCTTGTTGAGGTGGTCTCTTACGGCATCATGTGCCGCCTGTTCCACCTCTTGCCACGTAACATCTTTTTCTTTATATGTCATGTTTGTTATTTTCAAGCCTTTTGAGCCAGCAGTGACACTCTGCGCCACTGCTCCACGCCGACACCCGATGCCGTACAACTGACAACTGGCAACGACGCTTCGTCTTGTGTGTTAATTCGCCACTCCTGGGCATGATGACAACACGTATTCGGTATGTTATATATGTGTATATTAAGATTAATCATTTTTGGCTTGAGCCGAACCGCCATTGTTGCGATAAGCATTAGACGCTCCATTATTCGCATAGAACGAACGCGCAGCGCAAGTATTCCACCAGTTCGCATTGCCGCCGAAGCGCAGACTATGTGTTGTCAACATTCTTGCAACCCCACTCTCGCATTTCAGAGGACGCATCCCGATGTACGACTTGTCACGAAGCGTGAGGATTTTATGATTCTATTTGCGCCCGTCTGCCCTTGCGGACAGACGGGATAATATGCTTTTGCTGCTTGTTCGCTGCTTAGGCAGACGGTTGCACCGTCTTTCTTCCGCTTGCAGCGGTGCTGCGCTTGCTGAAAAGGCATTGAGCCGAACCGCCATGGCTGCGAGAAGCATTAGACGCTCCACGATCCGCAGAGCACGAACGCGCAGCGCAAGAAGCCCACCAGTGCGCAGCGCCGCCGAAGCGCAGACTACGGCGCGTTCTGTTTCCTATTGTGTTAGAAAAGTAGTTGTTCTGCTCATTATACGACGTGACAAAAGTGTTTCTGCTACCACCAAACAGTTGACCGAACTGAGTGTATCCATAACGCTTCATCACGTAGCCTTGATTCGTCTTCTCATGATGGGCAACAAGTTCGTAACTGTCCTCAAAACCGAATCTACCTTTATTCGGTTTGGTCTCAGCTCGTTCTGAATGCCATTTTTTCGGGTCGGTCTCAATGTATATGTCGGTCGGATAATCGGCTCGGCTTACATCTTGTGTTACAAGTGTCTCAGACACGAACTCCATGCCACCTCCGCGATAATGGAAGATGTCGCCCGCTGTGCTCACTCCGTCCATGACACCCTGTCTCAGAATCGCCTCGATTGTATAGGTTTGTGGAATGCCGTTAGCGTCAAAGCCCTGCCACGTGTCGGTTTTCTTACAGTACACACGGGCGTTCATATATCCGTCAACGACACCCTTTGCCTTGGGAGGTGTGACATACCAGTACGCCTTGCCGTAGAAGTCAAACTCCGTGTTCTCGGCCACACCCGTCTCTGCTGCGAACGACAGAGCCATCTGGGCCTCGTTCTCCCGCCATTTCGGGTATTCTCTGTTTATCCATGCCGAAAGGTGCGTACCTATAGGATTGCCATTCGCGTCTTTGTATATCCAGTTTGGAGTTGCGTTCCAATTAAGATACTTCCATTCTCCATCACCCATCTTGATGCGCACGCCTCCGTATTTCTGCCAAGCGGCCTCATTGCCACAGTTGTCATTACTTGACGTGCCGGACGAAAAGAGATTATCGGGGTCGTTGATATAGTTCGTGTCGTAAAGCAGTTCATGGGCACATACGAAGGTGTTATAGGCATGATGTCCGATTTCCGCAAACGGATATGTCTTCGTCTTGTCGAAGTTGTTGTTTCGGGCATAGTCCATGCTGCTTACCTGATTCACATCATTCACACGTGGGTAAGCGCCCTGCTCCATAAACATCGTGCCTCCGTTATCACCAACTGATCCCCGCGTGTTCGTGTCCCCAGGGTTATAAAGGTAGAAGAACGAACGAAACTTCACCTTGCCGTCAGTATCCTTGATGCTTGTATCGCAGCAGGGAGATATGAGCGTAGGATCGAGCTTGCGAGGCTTCATACCCTTATATTCGCGGTAGCTCTTGAGGATGCCGCGGTAGAGTGTGTCTGGTTCCGATGCGGGATAGTCGTCGAGGAGATAGTTCACCGAAGGGTCACCCACCTTGATGCTGTACTGTTTGGATGTCGTCTCCCAAGGACGCAGGATGCGCACCGCATTGCCTTCCGCATTATATAGTTTCTGCGTCATGCCGTACTGGTTGTAGAAGCGTTCAGCGTCAAACGCGCCGGCATCGCAATACTTCTGAGTATGCTCGGCATCGAGATAAAGCTCCACGTCGCACTCTGCCTTCATCTCCTCAGTGATGCCGACGGCGGGAGCGAAGCTGTTGTCTGCGAAGCGCAGCCAGTTGTTGCGCTTCAGCTCGTCGGCGGGCATCACCTCCACGCCTTCCTTAGCTTCATCGTGATTGATGAGGAAGGGGCGATACATGTCTTGGAGCATCTGCTTGCCAGTGTTGGTACTCGCCTCGATGATGTCGGGAGAAGCCTTTGTTGTGTCCTGACTGCCTATGTAGTAGCTGTCCACCGTTCCTCCCATATCGCCCACTGCCTGTTCCAGGGAAGAGAGGCGTGCTGCGTGTGTAGCGTCAGTTTCTTCCAGCTCCGTCAGCTTCTTCACAGTCGCGGCGTTCTCGGCAAGCGACAGCGATGTCTCCGCACCTGTTCTGTCCGTCACCTTCAGCACGTTGTCGGCTGTGATAGTGGCGTTCACCTTCTCTGCTCCCGCAGCAGCAGCGTTCGCAGCCGTTGTAGCCGTGTCCGCATTTGTCTTTGCTGTGTTAGCAGCGGATGCGGCAGTGTTCGCAGCCTCCGTTGCCTTGTCAGCGTTCGTCTTCGCCGTGTTTGCCGCTCCTGCTGCGTCCGTAGCGCTCTTTGCAGCAGCGTTAGCGGAAGCCGTGGCTTTTTCAGCAGCCGTCTTAAAGTCAGCAATGTCCATGAACTTGTCCCAATACGCCGTGTCCGTCAGCGGATGGCCAACGCACGTCATCGTTGCCGGGTCCACCTTCTTACAAGCGTAGATAGTCACGCCGTCCAGCACGATGTAATCGTGCAGACGATAGGCTTGCGTAGCGCTGTACGCCTCACCAGCCTTGGTGAATACCACCTTCACCCTTGTTTCTGTCTTTGCCATAATCTGTTCTGTTTTTTTATTGTTGCTTTTTTCATTTAGTTATCACCAGACAGCCGTCCGTAGGGTCAAAGCTCACGTCAAAGTCAGCCACTTTCTTGGTCTGACTCTTCCAGTCTTCCTCCGTACCCTCATAGCCGTTTTCCTTCGCCACCTCATAGGCGCTCTTGCCGCGGAACGACTGGCCCTCGATGCGGAAGCACGTCTTGCCTCCTTTCCCGTCATCACGGATAAGCAGCAGCGTGTCACCGTCCTTCAGCTCGGCAGCCTCCGTCAGAGCCACCACGTTTATCATGTTGTTGTCTGCCATAAGCCCTTACTCCTCCTTTCCGGTTGTTATCACGATTGAGTAAGTATCAGCGTCATATCTCACGCTTACCTGTGCGTCCTTCACAGCCTGCTGACAATCTTTTACAGCCTTGTCTGTCGCTGCCTTGTTCTCTGTAGCTGCCTGTTCACGTTTTGTCTCAGCGGCTTTGCGTCCGTCCTCGGCAGACAAACGCAAAGTCTCGGCTGCGATACGGTCGTTCTCTGCACCCACTCTCACTGTCTCATGCAAGACGCGGACATTCTCTGCTTCCGTCCTTCCGCCCTCCTTCCTTACCCTGTCAGCCTCATTGGTGTTGCGGGTGCTCTCGGCTGTCTTTCTCGACTCCTCGTTGCTTACCCTCTGCTTCTCGTTCAGACTGCGCTGGCGCTCATTGTCCGAACGGGTCGTTTCAGATTCCATGCGGACGTTCTCGGCTTCGATGCGTCTGCTTTCGTTACTGACACGTGTCTTTTCGTTCTCAGTACGCACATCTTCTGCCTTGATACGGGCATCCTCGGCTGTCTGCACCTCATTATTGATGCGGTCTGCTTCATCTGCGCTGGCATTGGCTCTGTCAGCCGCCTTGTCAGCCTTTACCGCTCCGTCGTAAGCCGTCTGACCGTCCACGATGCGCTGCCACCATTCGTCGTCACCGACAGGCTCATGTCCTACATTGCCATCCTTTCGGCTTGCATAGGTGCAGTTCTTGTAGGTTACGACAGCCAGCCTCTTATAGGTGGTATCAGGGTTGTAAGCGCCCTTCGGCGCAAAACCCACCCTTCCTAAATTTACCTTTTCGTTCATAATGCTCTTGTTTTTTAAATGTTGTTGTTCAAGTTGATAAGCAGCTCTCCTTCGCCGTTCAGCTCAAAACGCTTGTCCGACCCGTCAGTGATGGTCACCTCCAGCTCTGCATCCTCGTTCACGTCAAACGTAGGATAGTCGATGGTTCCTCGGCTGTAGATGTCGGTACGCACATACTCGTTGGTCTCCTCGTCCCACTTGCGCCAATAACCGTCCTCGCCAATTATGTTAGGATGGTCTGCCTGCGCCTTTGCTCTTTCCGCTTGCGCTTTTGCGTTCTCGGCGGCTTTGTCCGCATTGCCTACGGCCGTAGCCACATCGCCTAACGCCTTCTCAGTGCGCTTTTCCACGTCCGTGATGGTAGCCTCAGCACGTTTCAGCGTTTCGCCCACATCAGTGATAAGTCCCGACAGCTCCACGTCAGGAGCCAGCACCACCATAGCCGTGTCCATCTCCACCGAGTCCTCACCCTCCTGCGGTCTGAACACCGTGTCGCCGGCAGCGTTGTTGTCCACAAGGCGGAACTGCTCGTATTCGTTGCTTCGCCAGTCGTTGCCGAACAGCTTTCCCTTCACCTCAATGGCATAAATGCCGCACGCAAGCTGGTCACCCTCCACACGTGCGTTCAGCACATTGTCCTCCTTCACGTCGATGGTGTATGACAGTGATACGCGACGATAGCTGTTTACGACATTCACCGCCACGTCCGTACAGCCCGGAAGAGGAAAGGCAAAGCTCTCCCCGTTCACCATCTTCCTGACGGGAATCCGCAGCGTAAAGTCATTTCCTCGTACAATGTTCTTCATCCGTCTTTTATTATTTATTAATTAATAATTATTCAGAGATTGGCGCCAGCCTCTATCCCCGCCTATAGCTGATAGAACTGCCTATCACCCAAGAGCCTCGCCGAGGCTCATCACCTCCCAGCCTTATGGCAGCGCCTTTCTCACCGCTCTCTCCCAGTAGACCATCTCATATTCCTCCTCTTCCAAGCTGCTGCCCACGTTCTTCAGCTTGCACGTCAGATATGCTATGTAGCCGCTCTTGAGGGTGTATGGGGTGCTAATTGCATCGCCATTACTCGGAGCTGTCCTTGACGTTCCGTAGAGCACAATGCTCTGCTCGTTCTCACAGCGGATGATGATGGTGTTGCCCACCACCTCACGTGCCCGCTCATAGCGTCCGTCTTCGTAAGGATGCGTTACGGGATAAGCCGTCGGAAGAACAAGCTGTATGTACGCCGCAGCTCCGTCCGCATCTTCGGGAGTTGACTGTATGACGAAATTCGACCCTATCTTGTCCCAGATTGGGTTATACGCATCGTCCATACCAGAATAAGCGCCCTTCTCGAAATACTCCAAAAAGTTGTCTTTTGTGATGATACGCTTCTGATTGCGGACAAGACCGTCGAAATAGCCGTTCGTCGCATAAACCGAACCCGCAAAGAATCCGTCCTCCGTTATCCTCGCCGTCACGTTTCCGCTGTTGTCCTGCACCTCAAACGTGTCCGCCGTAGCCGTTATCTTGCCGTTCTCGATGTCGATGCCCGTGCGCAGCATCTTCGCCGCCAAGCCACTGTCCTCCACATAGCCACTCTTGCCCTCTATCCAGTCTGTAGGCGTTGCACCGACCTCCAACTTCGGAATTGTCACCCACGCCTTGCTGCCTTGCACGCAGCGTATAAGAGCGTAGTTAGATAATCCCGTGCTCTCTGAACGCCAATGCACCCAATACCGCTTCCAGTCGCTTGTAAGATTGAAGCTACGTGCACCATCGACGGTCTTCGTTGTGGCGCTTTCGCTGTCCTCGGCGAATATGCTTAGATTAGAGCCATTCCACATGAACACACTGAGAGTACCGCTACCCTTCGCTACGAACGAAAACATATAGTCCTCGTCTTTCTTGATAAAAGGAGCAACACTCCACTGCGCCATCTCTATGAACTTGGACGCAGCGTTGGCATATATTACCGAACATCCGTTGTTGTACGACTCGTTAGTTACCACTGACGCGTCCATTCGTGTCAGATTGCCGCCTTTGGCAAACGTGCGGGTGTTGTCAAGTAGGTTGCCGCCTATATAGTTATAATCATTAGGCGACAGGCCCCAGCAGACGTAATCTTCAGCGCTTCCTTCTATAAGCATCGGACGGGCGAAGTAAACCTGCTCATTAGCCGTTGTATTGTCAGCCTTGAAGCAGCACACGTCAATCCACTCGTAGGCGGCATCGGCGGCGATGGTGAACGTACGGCGGTACAAATGCCAGCCTTCTGCTGGCGATACGCTTTCGACACCGAGGTTTGCACTGCCAGCAGGACCTGCATAACCCGCAGGATAACTCGTGTCTGTAGCAGACTTTTTCCACCTTACTTCGCCCAGCACTCTTACTGCCACCGACTTTGCACGCGCCCAGAACGCCAGCGTATACTCTTTGCCTTTCGTTACATGTATGTTGCGCGTGCTGCCAGCCCCGTTCCATCGCGGACCAGCCGCTTTCGCTTCCGCAGCCAAAAGTATGTTTGTGCCGTCAAAAGGCATACTGCACACAATCTTCGACCTCATAAAGTCACATCCCTCACCCTGCTTGCGGAAGGCAGAACCGGGGAGAAGGTTGCGTCGCTCGACGACGGCAGTGCTCACCTTCAGCGATATTTCACGGGCCGTCTGCTCAATGGTCGAGGTGTATTTCGTCAGCTCTCCCTGCGTCTTGATGGGGATGCCGTTTACGTCCGTCTCCACAGTGCCAACACGGTTCGTCAGCTCCGTATAGTCCGTCCGCAGCTTCTTGTTGTCAGCCGATATAGCGCCCGTAAACTTCGCCACGTTCACCATAAAGGGAATCTGCTGAGAGTACAGCGTACCTCCGATAGTCATATACACGATAACGTATCCGCTCGTCACACTCACACCGAGCGTGCTGTCTTTGTTTATCGAAGCCCCCGATATCGTCACGCCTATGCCGTCCTCCTGCTTTGTCAGCGTCGGTTTTCCGCATCCTATGTTGCTGTTGCTTGGGAAAAGATTTCTCACCTCCGATGTGATGTTCTTACCGGAACGCATCACTTGTATTGTGGCAGTCTTGCTGACACTTGCCGATACCACGCCGTTCTCGTCTGTGTCGAACACAAGAGGCGCATTCTTCAAGATAAACTCCACAGCGTCCTTGCCGTTTGCTCCGGGGTCTCCCTTGTCGCCGTCCTTGCCCTTGTAGGCTATGGCGTATGACACCGTCGTATGCTCTCCCTCCGAATCCTTGTAGGTCACCGTTGTCCTCGTCCAGAGATAGGGTTTCGCGTCGGTGGCGGCGATGATGGCCGACTGCCATTCCGTAGGTGTCACCGTAGCGCTGTCAGAGATGGCGTACGTCACGCTCATGTCCGATATCACCACACCCTCTCCCTTCACGCTGCCGATGTCAAGCCAGTAGGTTCCAGTATTTGTCCAGAGTATTTCGCCTATCTTATACGAGTCGCCGTCGTTTGAGTCACACACGATATACTTGCCGTTCTTCCACTGCACCACGCAGGGCTTCTTTCCGCCGCCTTCCATGCCCGTTGTGTCGTCCACAAGATACAGACCGCCGTCCGTAGGCGTTATCTGCTGTAGCTCCGCGTATGTCTTGGCATGGGCAAGAGCGTAGCCGAGCACCTTAAAGCTTGTGCCCGTATCGCCCTTCGCGCCGTCGGAAAGAATCGGAAGTGTCAGCGTTACGGTGGTGTTGTCCGCCTTGACAGTTGCCCGTACCGTCACCGAAGCGAGGAGGTAGAAGCTTACGCCAATGTCAGACAGGCGGTTTATCGCCACGCCGCTCTTGCTTTCGCCCGCAGTGGTAGTGTAGTCCGCCGTCAGCACATATCCGTCCTTCATGTCCTCAGTCACGTTGCCCGTGCGCTTGCGAAGCGTGAAGGTAATGTCGTTCGGTGTCGCCGTCTGCGAGTTCGGTCTGCGGATGATGTATTCCGACGACGGTACAAGCTCGTACGTCACCGTAATGGGGTCGATGATTTTTTCAGGGTCGTTATCGGTGAAGAACTTGAAGTTCTTGGCATTCTTGAGTACAAGAAGAGGAGAGTCTAATGAGGTCAGCGTCTTCCATTGGTACGGATTCACCGTGTCTCCAGTCTTGTAAGGCGCACCCATGGCATGATACATTGACGATGCCGGAGCATTCCCGTCGCTTCCGTCCTCCGTCGAAGTCGTCAGCTTTATGAGGTTGCCGAAGCGGTTCCACTGTATCTGGTCTCCAGCCTGTACAATCACGTCGTAGGGCTGCGGCACGTCAGGTTCTCCTCCGTCCTCGGCTGGCTCGTAGCCGAAGAACATGCGGTTTGCTATGACGTTGTTGCCGTCGTCAGTAGTCTTGCCCTCCTGCTCCTCGAACACCGCCGCCAAGCTCTGCTTCTCACCCGTTGTGGTCACCTGTATCATCACGTCGCCGAACACTAACGCCTTCCCGTCAGCGCCTATCACCTTTTGCGAGGTCACCGGCACGCAAGCCTCGCTGCCCATGAACGTCCTCTTGTTTGACAGTATCACGTAATCATACAGCTTGCCGTCCTCTAATGTTTCCTGTCCCGTGCCCACCACAAGGCGCCAGTAGTAGCGGTTCTGAAGGTTCTCCGTCACGCCCGCCTTCACGTTAAAGGTCTGACACAGCGCCATCATGCCCACATGCCACCAGTTAGCCGTCCGTGTTGTGCCGTCATCAGCAGCAGCGTAGCACTTGTAGCCGACAGTCACTCCTGCATCATCCAGTACGTGAGCCACCTTCATTATCGTGCTGCCAGCGTTTGAGAAGAGTGTAGTGCCGCCCGAATAGCTCACCTTTCTCACCTCCGCACTCGCAGCAAAGAATTTCGTCCTTGTCGTCAAGTAGTCAATGTAGAGATGGCTCTTGCCGTCCTTGCCCATATAGAGGTCAAAGCCCTTGCCGCCCACGATGGTTCGGTCCTCGTCAGTAGCTTCAGCGTTGCGCACGCTCTCCACCACACAGCTGCTCAGCGTGGCAGCTCCCTCGCCCGTCACGCCATATCCGTCCTCGGTCCTGCCGATTGTCAGACCGCGAAGAAAGCGGATAACGTCCTGCGCCGTGTCGGGATCTGTCTTTGAGAGGAAGTATTTCGCTCCCCTGCTGCGTATCAGACCTTCTATCTGCGCCGACGAGAGACCCGACTTCACGCTCATCGTGACCGTGTCTATGGCGTCCTGCATCTTTTGCAGCGTTCCCACATCCTTGTCTTCCTTGATGGTCACGTCATAAGTGGGGATGCCGCCAAGCTCCTCACGGATGATGAGTCTCTCTATGACGCCGCTCTTGTCTATATTCAGGTCCGTGTCGCTGAAGTGCAGCAGACTGCCTGCCTTGAGGGTTTCGTAAAGACTCACCGTCTTGCCGGTGGCGTCTGCTTTCGCCTTGTCATGCTGATACGCCATGAATATCTCGTCCACCTTCGGCTCGAACACGTATCGCGTATAGTCGTTCTTGTCCAGCCATGCGAGGGCGTATTTCAGGAGTTTTGCCGATGCCGCCTCCACGTAAGAGTCGGGCATTTCTATGCCGGTCAGCACGAAGTGGTCTCCGCTTTCTATCTGGAAGTCTTTGTTCGGAAAGTTCAGCTCTAAGGCGTCGTCCTTCACACGGTCAAGGGTCAGCTTCCATACGCCGTTCTCCTTCACTGATCCGTTCACCTTAAACTCTCTGCCGCCACACTTGCCGTCCTTCATGCTGATTGTGAAGTCCTCCTTCTTCAGCATGTTTATGTCGAAGTTTATCTTCGGGGAAAGCGTCACCGAGAAAGGCGGTACGGGCTGTCCGTCCTTGAAGATGCCGTTGTCCTTGATGTCGGAACCGCTGTTTATCTCGTCTATGCGCTGTCCGTCAACGACCATCTCTTCGATGGTCGGATATATCTCGATGATGCCTTCCTTCTTGTTCTCCGTATCGAACATCACGCTGCCGTTTCTCACGCCAAGCTCCTTGATGTTCACAGAGTCCACGTAGGGACGGTTCTTCAGCTCGGAAAGAAGGTGCTCCTTGCCGCTCGGGTTTATCCAAGCCTTCTCTTCCTCGGTAGCCTGCGTGTCCCACCATTCCTTTACGGACATCTTGGGGAAGCCGGGCAGCATCAGTCTTGTCACCGCCATGTGGGACGGCATCTGGTCCGTATTGGCTATCATGTTCTTCGAGGGGAAGCTTTGTTTGTTCACGCCTTGAAGGAAGTACACCTTTCTTTCTTTCATCACTGCGGTGTAGAAGTCCTCCACGTTCTTTACCGTCATTCCGTACTCGTCGTTTGACGAGTTCAGGATTATCGTGACTGTCCCCTCGCCCTCTTTTCGTGCTGACGACACGGCATAGCCTCTGCCTTCTATGTCGCCCGACTTTACCGTCACGTTATATTCTCGGCTCTCCGCTGTCGATCCGTCTCTCACTGACGTGAAGTAGCTGCCCGCTGCTGCCCAGCTAAGGCTCGGGATGGTTATATGCAGGACGGTGTTCGTCGAGGAGGCAAGATGACTTATCTTCGATGTCTCTCCGAACACATCCACGCACAGATTGGCGTAGTAATGTGTCGGAAGGTTCTTCTCGCTTCCGTAGGCACGCAGACGGGTGGTCACGGCTTGGCTGTCATCAGCGGTCTGTGTTATCTCGTACAGACCCCGGCGCTTGCCGTAGACAAATTCGTACGGAACCTCCAGTCCCGTCGTGTCCACGAAGACATTGCGTCCTCTCACCACGAAGTTGATGTCCCATTTCGAGTTCACTAACGCGAGGGCGTTCCAGCAGTTCTGGTTGTCGATTGTCAGAGCAGTGGAGTCTATGATGGTCTCAGTAGTACCCTCGCCGTACATCTCCTCCCATACGGCTCCGTCGCAGCCTCGTTGCAGGCTGCGCTCCTTGTTTCGTGAGTACAGCGCCCAGAGTCCTGTGCCCATCTGCTCGTCCATATTCGCCTGTATGCGGTCCAGGAGGTCGTCCACGGTCTGCACGTAGAAGCCGAATTTTGGAAGGGCTGTGTAGGGTATCGTCTGCTCTTCCGTGTTCTCCATTCCCAATACCACGTCCAGAAACTGCGCTCTCACAAGCTCGTCCTGCAAGGCGTTCAGCTTCACGTTCTCGTATCTGAAAGCGCCTCTGTCACTGCCTGCTCTTGCTGTCTTCGCCTTGCCGGGGTCGTAGTTCAGCTCATAGCGCTCGCCACGGTATACGATGTAGTCGCCGATGGAGAAGTTTATGGGGTACGCGCTTTCGATGGTTGTCTGCACGAAGCAGTCCTCCATCCAGCCGTCCGTCATCTCCACGGCGCTAAGCTCCACGGCATTGCCTTCCATGTCGTTCAGAAGACTTCCGTCTTTATGGTACACTCGTATACGCTCTTTCATATCGTAAGGGTTATGTCGGTGACAGGATCGTTCACCTTGAATGTTATCTTTGTTATCAGCAAGTCGCCGTTGGCGTCTCTTACAAGCGTAGCGTCTTCGCCGATGCTCACGAAACGCACGTTCTGCCTGCCTATCTTTGTGTAGTCGCAATACAGCTTCATCGTGCCGCCGCGCAGATAGTCGAGGAAGGCTTTCAGGTTCTTGTTCGCTGTGTCCTTGTCACCCTTCATGCCGAACTTCACGCTCATCTCATAGGCGCTCATCTTCAGACCTTCGGCGGGTATGTATTCGTCGTCGCCGTCCTCGTCCTTCCATTCGCGCTTCGAAGGCTCTTTTGCCTTGGTCGCCATCATGAAGGGAATGTCCATGCAGTACATGCCGAACGCCGAAATGGTGTCCGTTACGGCAGCTCCTGCCGTCTCTCTTTGCATCAACACTTTATAATATTGCATACTGCTCTCTTTTAGTCCCAAAATTAGTAAAAATATTGCATAAACATACACTACTACATGAATATTTATGCAATATCCGATATTTTTTATTGTTTCTTCTTCTCACGTACCGTCACGTCGCCTGCCGCCAGCCTCACCTCGCCGCCGTATCTGTATACGAACACCTTGGCATGGCCTTCCGTCTCGGCATACACCTCTCCCGCATCCCTCAGCGTCACGAACACCCGTGCGTAGCCGGTCGCCTTCACTCTGAGCACGCTTCCGTGACGGACGTATATCTCGCCCGCCCCCGTACCGTCGAACGTCGCATCGCATACGCATTCTCCGTTGAGGATGGTCATCGGGGCGTTCGTAACGCTGACGTTCTCGTCCGCCCATACGCCGTGGTTGTGTATCACGTCGCCGAACTGGTGCTTTATGGTCTTCACGTCGGGCCAGTCATGGTCGATGCAGAAGTCTATGCCGCGCACGAACTTTCTCACCATCTCGTCCTTCGAGGTGTTGTCCTCCCATTCGTTTGTCCACTGCTGGCAGAGGCCCAGTCCAATAGCCTCTGCCTTCATCTTGTCGGATAACTGTCTTTCTTTCATGTGGTTTCCTTTCTTATTTCACGTAAATCTTTGATGAACCGTTGCTTACCTTGCGGGTCCAAGTCACTATCTCGTCTATGCGGTCGTTACGCACCTGGGCGAGCGTCACGAGTTGGTTCATGGCTGCAAGCTGGCTCTTCTGTATCTCGCTCATCGCAGGAAGGAGCGACACGTTCGTGGCTATTGCCTTGATATTCTCGCGGTTCACGCTCACATCCAGGCGGATGGCGTTCAGATAGGCGGCAAGGAGGTCGGCGGTCTCTTCCGTCACACCCTTTATGGTGTTCGTGGCCGATGAACTGCCGCTCTCGGAGAAGTCCCAGCCTCTGCGCTTCAGCTCTTCGAGGACGGCGGTGATGTTCGCCACGCTGTTCTCACCGGCTGAGTAGAGGTCGGAGGCGAGCTGTGTCACGTCATACTCGTCCAGCCTGCCCTTCTTCTCTATCTGCTGTGTCAGGAAGTCGAGGGGCTTCTGAAGGGCCTGCTCCATTATCTTCTGCGAGATGATGTTCTTCGTGAGGTCCTTCACAATTTCCTTCGCCTTTTTCTTGTAGGCGTCGATGGCGTCCTCGCCCTTTTCCCAGGCGCTCACCACGGCGTCTGTCAGTTGGCTTGCCCAGCTCTTCATGTCCACGCCGTACAGTTCCTTGAGGAAGTTCTTCGCGGCGTTCTTTATCGAGCGTTCCATCTCCTCTATCTGTTGGTCGTAGTCGGCCAGCTTGTCCTTGTCCGTCTTCTTCTTGGCGTCTTCGTTGGCACGCTGACGCTGTAGCTGGTCTCGCTGTGCCATCAGCCCCGTCAGCTCTGCCTGATAGGCGTTCGTCGGGTCTGCGAGACTCTTCTGTGCAGCCTCGTACGTGTCCTTGCTGTATTCGCTCGGGTTAAAGCCGAAAATACGCATTACGCTGCTCTTCTCGCCCGTCTCGTAGTTGCTGACTATTTTGTTCATCTTCGCCGTCGTTTTCGCGTCCATACGGTAGTTATAGATGCCGCCCAAGCTGTCCTCGATGGCGTTCTTGATGGTAGTCTGCATATTCTCAAGGGCTTTCAGCTCGCGCTCCGCCAGCTTTATCTGACGCTCCTTCTTAGCGTCATGGGCCTTGGCGAAGGCGGTTATCGGGCCTGTTATGATGCTTGCCACACCGCTTACAGCGCCGCCGATGTCACCGCTCTTCACGGCGTTGAAGGTTTTCGAGATGCCGCCCGTGATAGAGGTCAGCGACGACATCGCTGCCTGTGCGTCCTGCCATCCGTCACTCTCGGTGTCTATGCCGAGGGCGTCTGCCATGTCCTTGACTTGGTTGAAGGCGTCGCTGATACCGTTGGCGATGTTGGCTATCTCGCCGAGGGCGCTGCCGATGTTCTCGAAGCGTTTCTTCAGCGTCATGCCTTCTTCTACCAGCTTCTTGCCGGTTCTGATAAGGTCTTCGCCGGTCGCCTTGAGCTTCAGTCCTTCCGCCACAAGGGCGATGTCACCCTTTATCCTGCCCTCGCGGATCTTCTCTTCGCCAGCCGCCACGCTGGTCGCGCCCATTGAGATTTTCGCGTTACCTTCTTCTGTCTTGCGCTCGGCTATGCCGACGATGCCGCCGTTGAAGAAGCCTTTTCTGCGCTCGCTCAGCTTGCGCAGCTGCTCGTCTATCTGCTGTATCTGCTTTGCATACTCTCTTGCGTCGATGCTGCCGTCTCTCAGGGCCGTGTTAAGGTGCTGACGTATCTCTGACGCCACCTCACGCGCCTTCATCTCTCCCATCTCCGTTATCGCACCGAAGAAGTTCAGGTAGTCCTGGCTCTGCTTGAACTGAGCGTCCATTACCTGTCCTTTCTCCTTGTCACGCATCTGACGGAAACGCTCGGCGGTGGAGGTGTCACCGCGTCTGTCAGCCTGCTTTATGCGCTCGTCCCACTTCGCGTCCACGGCAATCAGCTTCTCCTCCCAAGTCGCCGTCTCCTTGATGGCGTCAGCGGCTTTCTCGAGGTAACCCGTATAGTTGTTTCTGACGAGGTCGGTTATCTTCTTCCACAGGTTATAGGCGTCGGTGTTGTCCTCCAATGCCTTCTTGGCTGTGGCATCGGTAGCGTCCAGCAGGCCGTCTATCTTCCTGCCGGTCATCTCCTCGAACATCTGGGCCATACCGCGGGTCTGGTCGTCCCACATCATGCCGTCTCTGAAGGCGAGTGAGGCGAAGTCCTCGTCGCCGGTCTTCTCCAACAGCGCCTTATGGAGGTCTGCCTGACGGATGCCTCTCTCTAATATCTCCGCAAAGTCAGCTGCCAGTCGGTCTGCCTCGGGCTTCAGCATCTCGGAGTATTTCCATTCGCTTCTCTCCCTATGCAGCGCGGTAATGGCTTTCTTTCTCTCCGTGGTGGTAGCCTTCAGCGCCCCCTCTAACTTCTCCAGACTCTCTAAATATTTGTCGAAGCTAAGGTCGCCCACCTCAGGGAACAGCCCTCTGACCATATCGTCAGCCTTCTTAGCTCCCCAGTTGGGAAGTCCCTTATACTTCTGATACATCTGACGGGCAGACTTAAACGCATTAAGACGCTCCTCCCAAGCCTTCAGCACCTTATCTTCCTTGTCGCCCTTACCCTTAGGCACCTTGTTGCTCTTCTTGTCCTCAGTGATGAATCTGTAGCCGAAGCCTTGGGCTACGGCATTCCACATATCATTGTAGTCTTTCCTTGCCTTGGCTATCTCGGCTTTTGTAGCGCCGCCTCGTTCTCTTGAGCGCACCTCGTTAGCGAGGTCTTGCAGGGCTGTCTGGGCATTGTTCTTGGTCTTATACCACGAGCCTTCCTCGATGAAGCTCGACACAAGGTCATACTTTCTTTGGTCAAGCCCTAAGTTCTCGTACACCCTCTGCTGCATCGAGGTCTTGCCGGTCACCTGATTAGGCTTCTTGCCAGAGTCGAACTTGAAGTCTGTAAGTTCTTCAAGCTTCTTTCTTATCTGGGGTATGAGCCAGGCTGCCTCGCTCATTATCTGAAGGAGCATGTTCTTGAAGCGGGCTGGGTTTTCCTTGCACCAGCGCTTGAAGTCCTTGCCATAAAGACCGAAGTCTTTCTGCATTGACTTGATTATTCGCGGAACATCATCCTCGGCTATCTGGTTTATGTCCGAAGTCACGTCTCCTGCTCTCTTGCCGATCCTGTAGATGGAGAAGCCGATGCTCTTGTTCCATTTTGTCACCCTTGCTTGGAACGTACCCCATTTTCTGCCGCCCTCTTCTGAGAGGATGCGGATCTTCTCTTCAAGGGTCTTGCTCGCATCAGCAGGCTTCAGCAGGGAGTTGGCCACGCTCTCCATCTTGGCTCGCGTGCGTGAGTCCAAGGCGGAAAGCTGGCGTTGGTAAGCGTCTGACGACTCCTTCATGTCCTGAAGGTTCTTCTCAAGGGAGTCGTTGAAAGGATTGCCTGCGCCGGTCCAGCCGCCAGTCGCACCAAGGGCATTTGCGATAACCTCGGCATCACCCGAAGCCATGTCCTTGGCTCCTTCCACGCCCTTGCGCAGTATCTCATACTGTTCGTTGAGGTCTTTCGCCTTCTTTATCTGCTCGTCGATGGTCTTGGTATAGGCATTGCTGCTTTCGAGCACCTTTTTCATCTGCTCTATCTGCTTTCTCAGCTCCGCATCGTTCGAAGCCTTCTTTGCGTCGAGAACATCATAGTAGCCCTTCATCCAGTCCGAGTTCGGGTCTTGCAGGCTCTTCGTCTTCTCCTCGATGGCGCTCAGCTCGCCGTAGATGCTTGACGCTATCTGCACGATGCCGCCGATGGCAAGGCCCCACCAGCCGCCGATAAGGTTGAATACGCTGCTGAAGCCGCTCTTCAGTTTCGTGCCGGCCATGTTCATTACTGCTGCCGTTCTGCCGCCGTTGAGGATTATCTGCTCCTGTCGGGCGGTTATCTGGCCCATGATGGCAAGCTGTCTTACAAGCTCCTTCGACACGAGACCTTCCTTCACGGCTTTCTGCATCTGAATCACAGACATCTTACCCTCAAGGGCAAGACGGCTCATGGCAGCAGAACGGGAGCTGGCATCTGCAAGCATATATGCTCTCTTCTGCACATTCTGAGTCGCTATCTGCTGTGTTATCTTGCCTTCGAGCACCAGCTGCTGCTGTTCGATGGCGTAAGAACGGAGTTGCAGCCTTGTCTTGTCGCCAAGATTCTTTTCCAGAGGATTCAGAGACGCAAAACCAGTGAGCTTCTTCAAGGCGAACACGCTCATAAACGAGAGCATCTCGGGTGTCAGCTTGTCCATAGCCAGCACAAGATCGGTGACGCGGTCTATGAAGAACATGAAGACGCCGCCGACGACGTTCTTGCCGTCAGCAAACTTGCTGAGCATTATCTCCCAAGCGTCTATCAGCTTGTTCCATCGTCCGAGGAGCGTCTCGCTCAGAACAAGCTGCATATTGTAGAACTGACCGCCCTCGTCGGTCATCTTCCACAGCACCTTCTGAACGTCCTCAAAGCTCACCTGACGCTTGCTTATCATCTCCTTGACGTCACGCTCGGTATAATCCTTACGGTTGTTCTTACCCTCACTGTTGTAAAGCTCGGTAATGCGTGCAAGGAGCGGAAGACATGCATAGGCAAACTGTCTAAGCTCCTTGCCGTCAAGCCATGAACGGGCCTTCACCTGTCCGTAGGCAAGACCAAGGCGCTCGAAGCTGACACCCAGCCCTGAAGCGATATCAGCAAGGCGCTTCGCTGTATTATAGAGGTCGTCCTCCTCCACACCGAACGCTGCCAACTGCTTCACGTCTCGGTTAAGCTCGCCGAACTTGAAGGGAGAACGGAGTGCCAGTTGCTGTGTCTGCTCGAACAGCTCGTCAGCTTTCGCCGCATCTCCCAAGATAGAACGCAAGGCGATGTGCTGCTGAGCTATCTCACCGCCGGTCTTCACTACAGAGTCAAAGAACTGCTTCGCACCATAGACAATGCCGCCCTGCAAAAGCAGCGACTTTACATCATCAAGAACGCCGCGCATATTACCAGCCTCCGCGTTTGCCCCAGCAAAAGCAGCCGCCAAGTCCCCCCTCACCTTAGCAGCAGTCCGCGCCACCTCCTGCTGGTGTGCTCGCTCCAGCTCAATGCTCTTCTCCTTCTCGCGGTTCGTCTTCCCCACCTCACCAATCAGTCTGCTGTAAGTGCCAGACAATTGGTTTGCCGCCTGCACCTCGCGTCCATTGCCGAGATTGCCAACACGTCCAAGAAAACTCGTATCGCCCATACTCAGACCTAACTGGATGTTCCTCAATCCGATTAGCTGGGTCTTCAAATGCTCTATCTTGGCATTAGCTTCGCTCGTGTCTATACCGAGCATCTTGGCGGTGAATCGCTTCTCCTGCAAGTTATGCAGAGCACGCTCTACAGACTGTATTCTCGCACGTGTCACCTCAAGCTGGTTCTGTCTCTGCTTCTCAGCCTGCGCAAGTTCCCTTGCGGCCTGCGCCTCTTTGCGCTTCTCTTCCGCTCTTCGCCGAGCGTCGTCTCTCGCGGCCTCTCTGTTCACCTTTTCCTGTGCCGCGTTCAGCTCTTTCTGCGCCGCTGTGGCGTTTGTCAGGTTTTCCTTCAGACGGTTCACCTGCGCCGCATACCACTCGTATGCCGGTCTGTCTCCTTTGCCCATCATGGAGACAACGGTGTTCTCAATCGTCTTCTTGAATTTCGCCGCCTCGCTCAAAGCCTTGTCAAGCGCAGCGGTATTCACACCAAGCTCCAGTCCGCGCATTCCCACACGCTCGCCCTTGCCAATGCCCAATCCCATCGACGCATACAGTCGCGACATCTTCGCCGTATCCGATGCTATGCGTCTCTGTTCTGCCTCCGACTGTCTACGTGCTTTGTCTTTCGCATCCTTTGCTGCCTTTTCGTCCGCCTTCCTCTTGGCTTCTTGCAGCTCCATATACCGCTTGGTATAGTCCGAGAGTGCCTGCAAGTCGCGCTCCCTTTCCTGCTGCGCTGCCTTATGCTCGTTCGATATCTCCTGGTTTACAGCCCTCTCAACCTCAACCGTCTTACCCCTCTCTCTCCTATACGCGCTCTCCGCCACAGTTGCCTTCGTCATCTCCACGAGTACGTCAGAGATAAGGTTTCTCATCTGCGATGCGTCAGTCAGCATTGTCGGATTCGTCTTCGCTGCGTTAAGACGTGCCATAATTTTGTCAAGCTCCGTGATGCTGCCGCCAAGCATACCCGTCATAAAGCCCTTCCGTGTTCCTTCCGCCATAAGGTCACGAAGTCGCGCCAGCTTCTCCGTCACACGCGCAAGATCTGTCTCCACCTTCGCTGCGCCACCGCTGAACAGCGAAAGCGGATTATCCTTCTTAAACGTAGCCACGATGTCCTGCACATCCTTCTTCGCCACATCAAGCAGCTTCTTGAAGCTGCCAAGCACGTTGCTGTCATCCACGCCACCGCTTTGGAGAAGACGTGTCATCTCCGCCCTGAACCCTTCCAACGACTTCTTGGCGTTGTCCAAGCTCTTCGTGTCCACGTTCGGGTTAAGCGCCTTGGTATTGTCCAGCTTTTTTTCCTGACCGATGACGTCCTGAAGCAGCTTTATATAGTCAAGGGCATTCGATATCTTCGTTCGCCATTGTGAGACATCCGCCTCCTTGCCTTCTGTTTTCGCGAGAACCGCCAGTTCTGCATTAGCCTTTCTGAGAGCCGCCGCAGTTTCTTCGAGTCCTTTGGCTTTTAACAGCGTCCCCGTAAACGCGTTGCTGTCTCCAAGATTTTTGAGTATCTTGGCTATGCCGGATATCTCTTTTGAGTTCTTGGCGATATACGCATTCGCCTCTCTGAATACCCTCGCAAAGTTATTCCCGTTGACCCCTTCAAGCGCCCTGACAAGACTCTCTCCCTCCCGCTTAGCTTTTTGCGTAGCCTCGTCCACGCCCTTCATACCCTTGGTTATCTTCTCGATGGCCTTGCTCATCTCGTCCCTAATCCCAAGACTCAACCACAAACTACCAATATTTCCGTCTGCCATAACATCCTTACATTATCCTATTAAAAAACAATCCTTCTCACTCTCCTCATAACGGCGCCGGCCACCAAAAAAAGCGAGGAGCAGCAGCCACTTTCAGCCCACTGCTCCTCGCCCCCATTCCTGTCCTTAGCCCTTCCTACGCTGCCGCAGGCGCCTTCGTAAGCCAAGCAACGCTCTTCAAACCAGCACCCTCAACAGAACCACTGAACTTGAATGCGACAGGCTTGGTTCCTGTCTCATCCCACTGCATAGTTGCATAGAGCGAGAGGTTTGTGATGACCATCAGGTTATCCTTTGTCTCGTCTACGATACAGATAGTACCGGTCATCTTAAACTTCTTTGTCTCCAATGCGGTACCGGTATAACCCGTTGCAACGTCAAGAGCTGTATCGCCAGAACCATTGATGGTAAACTTGGTGATTTCGCTGACAGCTTCCTCGCCGAACATTGCAGAGAGCAAGTCCTTGGCTTTGGAAGGAACAACCAACTCTACGTTAAAGTCACCAAGCTCTGCGGTGGTCGCCCAATCGCCGCCAAGACCGATTACCTTATAGTGATTGACAGTCGGGTCTTCCATCGTTGCCTTCAGTGAGTCAACCTCCACGGGAAGCTCCAACTCCGGGGTAAACTCGATTGTCCCCTTCGACAGGTCTATCAGACTCTTTGAGTACAAGATAGACTTAGGACCTACAAATCGGTCTTTAAGCTCAAGAATTTTCTTCATTGCCATAATCCTTAATTTTTTTTAAATAGTAAATTATCCCAAAAACATTCATTCTCATAATATCCAGCCGGCAAGCAACCTATCATAAGCTTCTCACCTCGTCCTCAGCTGTCCCTGCACTATCGTCACCGAAAAACCGTCACCGTCGTCCGTTTGCAGCGTAACGCGCGGTTTCATTACGATGATGTTCTTCGTCGATATCGGAAACCTCTTCAGCACCGCCGACACCTTATCGTTCATGGCAGCCACGTCAAACGCCCCTGGATTCTTTGCCGACACCTTGTTCCTCACATATATCTCTATCTGAGCCGTAGTAGTATAGTCATTGAACGTCCCCTCACTGTTCATCTCATTGTTAAGAATCACAGAAGGAAACACCACCACGATATAGCTGCCCGGCCTGTCACTCACAGCCTTAGGACGGTCATGGGCATAAACCCTGTCGCAAACACCCTTAACGGCATTACCGACATCATAGTACATATCTTTAATGTTCATGCCTTACGTATATTTTGTGAACTTCGATACGGATTTTACGTGATCCACAACCTTCACCCTTATGGCGCAGTTCGCAATGGCTATAGCCATATCATCCCTTGCTGCACTCATCATGTTGTGTATGTGGTTCAGGGCGTCATACTGGGCATATTCCACAGGGCAGATACACAACATCTGCCATCTCGCACGGCTCTTGGGAGTCATGGAATGTATTCTCGCCCTTCCTAACGTCGGACCATACTGACCTCCGTGTCCTTCAGTTCCGACATATCTGCCAAGCGAGTCGGCGTCAGAGCCGTCATAGTATTTGTCGAGAGGATAAGCCTGCCCCTTTCTCAGCGTACGCATCGTCGGGTTCTTGCCCTCGGTAGTGACAATGTCTATGAGTTCGCGGTCTTCGTATATGCCTATGGTAAAGGAACGATACGCGTTACCCGTAATATTCCTCATACCAGCCGCCTGCATATAGTCCTCAACACTCGCACAAATCTCACGTGCCGCCCGATGCAGCAGGTCCTTCATGGTTTTGCTCGCTATAATCATAAGCTTAGAACTTACAGTAGCTCTGAATTGCTCACCCAAAGAATCTCTCTTAGCCATACAATCCTCCTCCTTTTTCCTTCCTTCAAACGGCGCAAACCTCCAGAATAGCCTATAGCCGCTATAGCCGCCTATCATAAGCTATCCCTGCCTTTCACACCCTCCTCAGACTCCAGTACACCACGGTCCTGTTATTGTCACCCTCGCAGTCCTTCACCATACCTTCCTCGCTATGGCTCCCGACCCTCACTCTTATCGTGTCGCCGTCAAGAGGAAAGCCACCCGCCTTCCAGTCGTCGAACCTCATTGGTATCGAAGCCTTTCTCTTGTTCTCGTCCACGTTCTTGTCACCAGTCGTCGTTGTGTCCGTAAAGCTCCTGCCTTTACCGTCGTAGAGAACCACCTCCTCGTCGTTCACGGGAGCGTCGTCGTCAGCGAACGGATTGTCCTCGTCGCCCTTTCCGGGCACAAGCCTCACTATCGTGACCCTGTGAGGATAGCGTGGGTTGTTGATCATTCCTGTCTCCATGATGCTGCGTTATCTGATTATGTGAGGAACAGGCATCCCGCATCCGTCACGGGACGCACGCTTCACGCCGTGAGAAGTCATACGGAAGGTCGATTTGCGCTTGAACACCGAACTCTTGTCCAGCTCCTCGTAGATGGCGTTAGCCTCCGCCTTCAAGGCAGCGATGTCCGCCGAGGACAGTTCATATCCTCCCTCCGTATGACTCCAGTTATTGTCGGCATCAGAGGTATTGTTCACCTTGCTCGCACCAAGGACATACCATTTCAGCATGTCGGCATAAGCCAGCCGAACCTTATCCTTTTCGCAGGAAAGATATTCCATACCGCCGTCCAGCTCCCTGTCCACCAAGATGGACAGCAGAGCCGCACGGGGTATACCGAACCTCACCTTGTTGATAAGGTAGTCAGTCACCGAAAGAAAACCATTCTCCGAAGCCATAATCATTCTCTCAAGTTACGTTAAACCATCTAACCCTTCTTTGTGATGTCGATAATCCAACGATAGGGGAAATCCAGCATAGCAGGGACCGAAGCCAAGAAAAGGTCTGTCTTAAACTCCTTGAACATACCGTTGGCGGTTGTCATGTTACGGAGCAGACCAAGACCGTCGTTGGTGGTAGCCCAAGCCACCTCCACGAGCTTGTTGCCAAGAGCCTCGAAGATGCGCTTGTCCTGAATCTCCTTGCGCATAAACTTGAAGCACTTGCCCGCAGGACGAAGCACCACAGTGCCGTTTGCCCAACCGTGAATCACCTCTACCGAACCGTCGAAGCGCATGTTCTGCTCCTGCTCGTCCACAATCTCGATAGTAGAGAGGCCATTGAGGTCCGTAACGGACTTCAGGAACATCTCGCGGTTCGGACCGAAGTTCTGCAAGTAAGCCACGTAGTTCGCTTTAGCCCAGCTCTGCCAAAGTTCGGCCACCTGCTTGTTCTTCAAGAACACGTTGTAGAAGTCGTCCTTGGTCATCTGCCATACAAGGGGGAAGTCCTTGTACTGAATATACTCCTTACGCCAGTCCTCCTCCATCTTGCGCATCTGCTCCAAGATGTCGCAGTTCGCGTCGTTCCAGGCAAGAGTGCCGGCCTTCTTGAAGTTCTCCTTCGGCACGTTAGCGTCGTAGAGAGGCTCCTGAATGCCGCGCGAAATCTTGTCGTAGTCAATCTGAGCCGTTGAAGCAGCACGAGCCGTCAGGAACGTCATGGTTGAGTCAAGGGAGTCGGTCAGGTCCTGAACCTTGTCCAAGTATGCGTCCACGACGTCAGCGTCGTTGCCGAACTCGTCCTGCAAGAGCTTCTGCTTGTGATAGCGCTCCATAGCGGTCTCACGGAAACCGTCTGCCGCAAAGTCGGGGATGGAAGCCGTATACCACTTGAAGCCTGTCTTGTCCTTCTGGTGACCCTCAGCCAACGGAGCACGAAGGCTCATAAGGGTGGCAGGGGTAAGGTCGCGGGAGCGGACCTTGAAGGTCGCATCACCATTACTGGTGGTAGGAGTGAGATTGGGGTCAATGTCACCCTGGGTCTTATACCAGCCGTAGTTGCAGCGGAGAACACCCTCCTTGTTCAGAAACTTCTGAAGGTACTCGTTGTTACCGCGACCGGAGAAGAACTTCGCAAGCTGCGCAATGCCAATATCTATTTTTGCCATATCCTAAAACAATCTTTTTACGTTAAACGAATAGTGTTAAATGTGCCAGAACTCCGGGTAAAGCGACTTGTTCATCGCCTTTACGGCAGGAGGAACGGGTCCCATACGGTCGAGCCACATCACGCAGTCTGGATTCAGCATGCAGAAGTTGATGTTGGTACGAGGCTGGTGAAATTTGTCGCCGCCAGCGTTGTAGTAGGGGAAGTCGTTGTCACAAGGAGCAAAGCAGTTCGGGTTGGTCACCATCGGAAGGACGCTTGCGCCCGCCTTCTCTGCCTCCACAAGTACAGTGCCCGCGGTCAAAGCGCCGAGAGTCTCGCTGAGGGTCACCTTCCATACGTCGCCGGCTGTCGCGTCGGTGGTTGCCTCCACCGCGGTCACGGTCACGCCCTTCGCCTTGGTCGCGAAGTCCTTCTGAGCCACCATAAGGGTGTCGCCCACGAAGGGGATGTGCACGAAACCGTTGCGAACGATGTAGATGTCAACGTCTGTTGCTGCTCCAGTGGCCTTGCCCACCTCGTAGGTCTTCAGCACCTTGATGGTAGCGCCAGGACCGTCGTTGCCCTTGGTGAAGCCGAGGTCATGCTCGATAAGGTCGCCCGCGTAAATCTTTGCGGGACCCTTGAACTGATTCACAAGCTTGCCACCGATAGGTGGATGCACGAAGGCGTTCTTGATGAGTGCCTCAAGACCGGCAAACACGTATCGGGTGCCGCCTACCTCACCCTCTGTCTGGATGATGGTCGCACCGTGGTTAAGCATACCACGCGTAGCCATCTGGTCCATGTACGAAATTGAAGTGTTGTCCATAATCTTTTTACCTTGATTTTTTGTTGTTATCCTGTTACTTCTTGGCCGAGTCGTCATTGCTATCGCCGAAACGTTTCTTGCGACGGGCGGCTACCTCTTCCATAAACTTGTCATCGTCACCGCCTCCGCCAGGGCTGCTGGTGTGATTCTTGCTGGGGATGCCCTTCTCGCCGGTCGCTTCCTTGAAGTCGGCGGTATAGATTTTCTCGGCCTCGGACACCAGATCGTCGATGTCGGCATCTTTGTCTGGTATCTCTAATTTCGAAAGCGAGGTCTTCAAGAAGAAGCCGTTAAGCTCCAGTCCGGCCTTGTAGAACTTTTCCTTCAGTCCTGCCTTCACTGACTCGAGAGTCGCCTTCCTTGCGGCCTCCTTGTCACGTTCTGCGCTGGCTTTTTCCAAGGCTTCCACCTTGGCGAGCAACTTGGCGATTCTGTCGTCGTCTCCGCCGTCATCATCGTCATCGTCATTCTCCTTGGCGCGATTACGCTTACGCTTGCGCTCCTCCTCTTCCTTCTTCTTGCGCTCGGCTTCCTCTCTGCTCTTCTTCAGCTCGTCAGCTATGTTCTTGTGCAGATTCTTGTCCATGCGCTTGAGTCGGTTTGCCAACTTGGTAACGATTCTGTCATTCTCGTCATCATCGTCACCCATCTCACCAAGAACGTCATTAAGCTCGTCGTCAATGCTCTTCTTGCTGAGTGAGGTAAACTTAGAAGTGTCCTCCTTCTTGTTCACCAATTCCAATAGTTCCTCTATCGTCATTCTGATTTGTGTTTATGTAAAGTGAGTCCTTCACCTTACTAATTGCATAAATATACATTTTATATCGCAAAAATACGCATAAATATACATCTATCCAAGAAAAATCCATTATTTTTGCATAAACATACATAAAATATTAAACAAAGCCCCATAAACGCCCCATTATCAACAGGATAACATGACAAAACTCTCACCATACCGCCTACGCGACGGCTCTCCTGTCTACACCCAGGAGTACATACAGTCTCTCCGAGACGCAGACAAACGCCACCCCGACCGGCTCAAAATCATAGACCAACGGGGAGGACAGGAACGCATGCTCGCCATCGACGCAGACATCAAAATCGTGGGAGGCTCAAGAGGTGGCTCAAAGTCCTTCTCATCCCTCATGGAAGCACTGAAGGACATCAAGAACCCAGACTTCCATGCCACGATACTACGAAAGGAGAAAGACGACCTTCAGTCCCTAATCTCCGATTCCTACAAGCTCTTCTCCCAGTTCGGCACATACAACAAGTCCCAGAACGACATGACGTGGAACTTCAACAGCGGAGGATGGCTCAAGTTCTCGTATTTCGAAGGAGCACTAAAGGATTTCGAGGAGCGTTTCCGAGGTCGTCAGTATGCCTATATCTGTGTCGATGAGGGTACACAGATACCGTTCAAGAAATTCAAGTTCCTCATAAAGACCAACCGTAACGCATCACAAATCCGAAACCGCTTCTGGATAACCTGTAACCCCGACCCCGAGTCATGGGTACGCAAGTTCATCGACTGGTGGGTGGACGAAGACGGCTACATCATACCGGAGCGTGACGGAGTCATACGCTACTGCTTCATGGACGGCGACACACCCGACTCTATCTACTGGGGAGACACGCGCGAGGAGGTCTACGAGCAGTGCCGTGGCATCATCGACAAGCTCTGGAAGCCCAGCTACGAAGAACTTGGCTATTCCAAGCTCGAGATGTTCATCAAGTCAGCCACCTTCATACGTGCCGACGTGTCCGAAAACATCAAGCTCATCTCCACCGACGTGTCTTATCTCGCCAACCTTGCGCAGCAGGACGAGGAACAGCGAATGCGTGACCTCGAAGCCAACTGGAACTGGAAGGCGGCTGGAGACGACATGATAAAGATGGACGACCTCGAAGCCATCTTCGACAACGCCGAACAGACCGACGACGGCATCAGACGGGCTTCTGCCGACATCGCTTTCACGGGAGGTGACAATTTCGTGATGTGGCTATGGGAAGGATGGCACTGCAAGGACCTTATCGTGTCAAGAATCGACTCCAAGACACTCGTTTCTGTTGTCCAGGCAAGATTGCGTGAGTGGGGTGTTGAGGAATGTAACTTCACGTACGATATGCAGGGCATCGGACAGTACTTCAAGGGATTCTTCAAGGATGCCGTGCCCTTCAACAATCAGGCTGCACCATTGGCGCAGTCACGAAAGGAGGAAGACGGCATAAAGTACCTCTACAAGGACCTCAAGTCGCAGTGCGCATGGCTCTTCTACAAAATGGTAAAGGAACGGCGCATATCCATAGACGCCTCGCTGCTTGAGCGCAAGTTTTCGGGAGACGGATTCGAGAAGTGGACACTGCGCCAGATTCTCCAGAAGGAGCGGAAGATGCTCAGACGTGATGAAGACGGAGATGATAGGGGATTCAAACTTATGCCTAAAAAGAAGGCAAAGAGATACGTAGGACACTCACCCGACTTCTTCGAGTCTTGGTTCTACAGGATGATTTTCAGCTTAACAAAGAAAAAACACAATAAGGTAAAAGGATTATGGAGATTTTAAAGGTAAGAGAGATTCTTGTCAAGAAGCCGTTCTTCGAGATTACGCCGGAGGGATACAAGAAGCACGGAGCGTGGACAACCAACATCAGAGAAGACGCAACGCCTAATATGCCGGAAGACTCTGTCTATCGCAACATAAAGACACAGGCTGACTTCCTGCGTGAGTTCTATCCCACAGGACACCGCATCTTCGACACCAAGGAATATCCCGATATATGGAAGCAGGACCCCGACACTGGCAAGTGGTTTCAGCAGCCCATCACAAGAACAGCGTTCGCCTTCCAGCAGCTCATCCATACGAAGCACGTGCTCCATCTTACGGGCAACGACGTGCAGTTCGAGCTTGCTGACAGCGGCGATGACAACAGGGAGGAGGCTGACAAGGCCCAGAAACACCTCAATGTATTCAAGAAGGGATGGCTCATGCACGATATGGAAATACGTTTCTTCGAGGCCATCAGCGCATACATGAAGGTGGCTGACTGTGCCATCGTGGGATATTTCGACGAGAACGGAAAGTTCGGAACACGAACGCTATCATACGACCGCGGCGACAGACTCTATCCGCAGTTCGATTCACTCACCGGAGACATCCTGTGCTTCGCAAGACGTTTCAGCGACTTTGACGACGAGGGCAACGAGATAACGGAATGGGTCGAGGTGTGGGACAAGACCAAGTTCTATCGCTTCAAGCGAAGCGTAGCGCACGGCAAGACACAGAAGGCCATTACGTATGTAGCCAAGTTTTTCGGCATCGACGGATATAATCTCGTAGAGGAGAAACCGCACGGATTCCCGTTCGTGCCAGTAGCTTACGCACGTAACGAGGACGGACCCTGTTGGTTCATGGTGCAACACAACATCGAGGACTACGAGGAAGCCTTCTCTTATCTCTGCGAGAACAACAAGGCATACGCATTCCCCATCTTCTATGTCAAGGGAGACGGAGAGGATGTCAACATCGTAGGAGATGAGGTGACTGGAGCCGTCAAGTCCATTGCGATGAACGACACGGACAGCGAGGCGGGATTCCTCAACGGAACGGACGCGTCCAACGCATTCGCCACACAGCTCAACAAGTCATACGACCTCATCTACGAGCTGTCATTCACTGTCAAGCCGCCAGAACTCAAGTCTGGCGACCTCCCAGGCGTAGCCATAAAGCTCCTCTATTCGCCTGCTCTTGAGATTGCCATGAACGACGCACAGAAGCTACAGCCGTTCCTCGACAAGCTCGTCACCATCTGCAAGTTCGGCATCGGCACGGAGGAGAATTATGTCGCCACAATGACAGGTCTTTCCATCAACGCATGGATATCACCGTACACCCACGCCAACAAGACGGAGCTGATCACAAACCTCGCCACTGCCGTACAAAACCACTTCCTCTCCAAGCAGACCGCCTCTGAACGCTGCCCAGACTTCCCGAAGAACGGAGAGTTCGAGCGCATTATGAGAGAGCAGAAGGAGGAAGACCAGCAAGACCTCCTCATGGATATGCAGCGTGCCGACAATGAAACCGAGAACGCCATAGAACAGCAGGAAGCCACTGCCCGTATCAACAAACAGCAAAGTGGTTCCGACGTCAACACAGGAGGAGGAAGAAAGGCAGGACGCCCCAACCGGTCAGGAAAAGACTGGGACGAGAACAATAATTACCCTGGCAGAAACAACTGGGACGACTACAATCACAAACACTAAAAAGAGGCTCAGAAAGGCTCAGTGAGGCCCATCACCAAATAATCCCCAACACTATGTCAGCAGAATACGCCACACTTCGCTCCAAGGCGCAGCTCGCCTGCGAGTCACGCATCACAAAGCTCCTCTTCTCTGCCGCCAAGCAAATCACGCAGGCGGCAGGGAAGTACCGTCGCGGAAACGTCCTCTCCAACGAGCAGGCGCTGCTCCGCGAAGCACGTGCCATTACCTCAAGGCTCGCAGACGGCATCGAACGTCAGATCCATGACTACGCCGTAGCCGCCACCACACACCTCAACGTCTCCTCGAAAGAGGTAGAGAGCTTCCTAACGTCGGAATATTACGGCAAGACATCGGCGCAGCGAACCGCCATATACCTCCATAACTTCGCCGAGGACATCGTAAGAATGTCCAAGGCAGGCATTATGATGGGCTACACCGACACGCAGCTCCTCTCATCCGTCCGCACCGGCTACAAGAATCCCTACCTCGCCTCTGTCATCACGAAGGCAAGGACAAAGGACATCAGCATAGCCACACCGTCCTACGGCAAAGGCATCTTCCATTCAGCGTTCCAGAACATAACGAGGAACGCCCGCCAGATGGTAGCCGTAGCATGGGGAATAGCCGAGCAGCAGTACGGAAAGGAACACGGCGCCGTCGCCTACCGCGTCTTCCGAGGCTCCAGTTATTTATGCCCAGTTTGTGATGACGAAACCGCCTACGTCCATCACTTCGGCGACCCATTCCCCCCGTTCCATTTGAATTGTCGATGTGTTGTAAAATTTATTTATAATGGAGAAAAAGATGAATAATGTTGCATATCTCGTTGGTTTTTAGTAACTTTACAGGTGGGGATAGAGAGGATTAGCTACCTCTTGACAAGGCTGTCTCGGTGGGCCTTCCCCTTTATTTAATCATCGGGATTGTTTAAACGCATCGAGTATGAAAGACCAAGAAATATGGAAAGATATACAAGGATATGAGGGCCTTTACAAAATTAGCACTCACGGGAGAGTGTATGCTTATTCAAAGCCAAAGTTTAACGGATTCGTCTATTACAACCATGAAGGCAGGTTCTTGAAATTATCTGACAATGGTGTCGGATATAAGTATGTGCGCCTTCTCGACAAAGAAGGGAAATACAAGAAATACTATATACATAGGCTTGTGGCATCCGCTTTCATTCCTAATCCAGACGAATACCCACAGGTAAACCATAAGGACGAAAACCCGGGAAACAACAATTTGGAAAATTTGGAATGGTGTACGCAAAAATACAATAACCGCTATGGTAACAGAATGAACAAACATCTTACAACAATGGTTGCGCATAAATTTAATACTCCAATCGACGTTTATGACAGACATGGCAATTTTGTATGCTCATTTAATTTTACGAAATCAGCAGCCAAGTTTGCCGGCATTTCAAGAGAAAAAGTTATAATGGAATGTGATGGCATTGCAGATGCTGAATGTTTTGTCCGTTTTGCCTATAAAGGAGAAAGACCAGCGGACAAATTTGCGAAAAAACAAAGAAAGCGTATGTGTGTATTGAAAATAGCCCCAGACAATAGTTGTGTATCATGGTATAATACGGTATATGAGGCGGAGAAAGATAATAATCTGCCACGATATAGCATATACAAAAAGACTAAGCAATATAAAAATACAGCAATCATAAATAATTTTAAATATACAGTATTGACTTATTAAAAACTAATTATATATGGAAGGTTATTCATTGTCTGTGAATTTCATAAGACAAACAAAACAGTACCAGATGGCTTGTCCAGAGTACAAAATATATGCAGACCTACGGGCTGCGGGCAATTCCATGTATGATGCTTGGATTGTCGCCTTTCAGGGCAAGGGACTCTCATGGCCAAAAGCCGAACTTACAAAGGAAATGAACAAGCTCGAAGCCCTCGACTCAGTACAGACACGCATCGCTGAACTGCAAGGCAGAAACGCCCCTAAGACCGATGAAATAACAGCCGAGGAGCTTACCAAGGAAACCTCCAAGGAGTCCATCCTGCGAAAGCTCGTAGCAGCAGAGAAGAAAGCCAAGAAAGGCTCACCCGACTGGCTCAAGATAGTCTCCCTTATCGCAGACTACAACAAGATCAAGCAGGACGAGATAGACACCGAATCCAACACCGTCCATTTCCACCTCCCGGTCCAATACCCCAACCGCTGCGAGGAATGCCTCATCTTCCAAAACGGAATGGCAACAGCGCAAAAGAAAAAGAAATAGTTAACCGGTGTTAATGCAAGCTGCCACTCAAGGTAATAATAAAATAATATCGTATTTTTGCAATGGATGTTTCGTATAAGTGATTATTTACATGTTATTTTGACAAAAAAGCGACTACCAGTGATGGTAGCCGCTTTTCTTTTGCCCTTAGTCCTTCTCTGCAAAGAACCCGATTCCTCCCGAGTCGCCCACGTCCTCAGGAAACTTCTTCCCCGCCACAAGCTCAAGCGTCTTGTTAAACATATCAGCAATAAGCTCGTCATTAAACGTAGGAAGTACCCCCACAGGAGGCAGCACCTTAGTCTCTGCCACCTCCATTATCACACGCAGCCCAAGTTCAAGAGCCGCCTTGTCCTCCACAATCTCAACAAACTTCTCAATCATATTATATCCTTAATAAAAGTTAACAATAAATATCACAAGCCCCCCTTCAAATACTCACCGAGGTTCACCTTCTTTCCCACTAAGCTACCCTCTTTCTGCTTCTTCCTCTGCCAGTCATCCCAAAGCTTGTCCATCTCTTCCGCCGTATGCTTCTTGCTACCGTCGGCGTTCTTGGCTTCACACTTCGGGTACACCACAAGAGGCTGGTCGGCCACCATCAGCCCAATCTGAGCCGCAGTATAGCCCCACCAGTAGTCGTAAGCCCTTATACCGAACTTACGCTCAAAGAGGAAGCCGAACTTCTCGGCTAACGAGTAGGCTGCGCCCCAGCTTGTTCGGCTTGGATAGCTTTTACTTCCTCCTTTGTCATCGCCATCATCACGTCCGTCATCCCGGTCGCTAATATGGTAAGCAGAGAGCACGCTGTCGATGGAATTTTTTTTTTCGCCACATCCACCACACGAAGTATCTCCACCGCATTCACATCCTTCACATAATACAGCCAGCGCCAAAGCAGCGCATAACGCAGACGTATCTTCCAGATATTGTTAAGCAGCACCAAGGCACAAAGCTTGCAGTTGCGCTTCGCCTCGTTCTTCTCCTTCAGCACCACATGCGTAAACCGTCGCACCGTGCCATTGCTAAGCCACCCTATCTTCCTCTTCTTACCGAGAAACACCACATCTGTGCTCTCAGCAGCCATCACATCATCCAGAATCTTCTGAATATCCAAAGAAGGCTGCTCTATCTTCTCCTTCTCTTCCATTTCTTCTTAATGTTTATCTTATCATTTCACATCCTCTTTGATAAACCCTACCTCCTCACCATAGTCCTTACCTGTCATCTCGGATATGATGAAGTGCTGTCTAAGGTCAGCCTCTGTCACGCCATACACCTCATAAGCAATACACATCGGGGTCTTCTTCTTCACAAAGTGGCAGTCGTCCCACAACACCCTGCTGAACTTGTTGCTCGAAGGGATATCATTGTCGTCGAGGTTATTGTCGTTACAGAACTGCACGAAGCTCTCATAGAGCAACGACACTGGAATCCTCAGACCAATCTCGTTCGACACACGGCGCTGGTGTTTGATGTCGTAAGCCATCAGCCAGGAAAGCACCGGCTGACTCTTCAGATAAGCCATGATACGATGCTTCTTCGAACCCTCTGCCTCAGGAAATCTGAAGTGACGCTCTCTGAGCTTCCTCTCGCCCTCAAGCAGCCAGTTAAATACACCCGAAAGCTCCTTGTTGATAATCTTCGAAGCTAATTCAGGGTCCTGCTTCTCCTTAGGCACGGTCACCTCAAAGTTCACATACTGCAAGCGGCGTATCATGCCCAACGACGTGTCGTTGCTCTCTGGCTCGCTGTTAAGACTGAAGATAAGGTAAGGCACAGAACGCGACTCAAACACGTCCTCGCCAAGCTTTCTGTAAGTAATAGGCTCGCCGCTCACAAGACGCTTGAACATACCAGTGTTCTTCTTGCCGAACTTGCGGACGTCAGAATCGCTCGACCAGTTGAAGATGGCGTTACGGATAGGATAGCGACCGCGCATACCCTCGTCACCGTCGGCGGTCAGGTCGGCATAGTCCATCTTCGATATGCGGTCAGGACCGAACAGCGCACACATCACCTCGAAGATGACGCTCTTGCCGTTAGCGCCCGAACCGATCATCATCAGACACAGCTCTATCTTGTTCACCACCTTGCCGTCATACACGTTAAAGGCGTCACCGCGCTGGACAAGACCAAGACCGAGGAACATCTGGAGGATGTCACGCGAGTCCTTGTCAGGAAGCACGTCCATAAGGAAGCGGTTCCACAACGGGCACTTCGCCTTAGGGTCAAAGTCGTATGGATGATAGTACGTCACGTGATAATGCGGAGAGAATGGCATCGCCTCGGGCTTCGTCTTGCGGGATAAGGTGAAGTCCACAACGCCGTTTCTGAACGCCACGATGTCAAACTGAGGCACAAGAGTGTTATAGTTCTTTATCGTCGCGATGAATATCTCCTTGCGAAGGCTCGTACGGTTCATCACCGGCGCCACACAGAGCTTCTCCAACAGAAGCTGATACGCCTGTTCGATGACGCTCACGTCCACCACCTCGTATATCCTGCCGTCGAACATATAGAACGCAAAGGCAAAATACTTCACAGGACAGTTCTTTGCCAGCTCGCGTATGTTACGGCAGAAACGAGCCAACATGTCGTTATACTTAGCGCTGTTCGTATTGCCCCAGTCGCCACGAAGAGCCTGAAACTCATACTTGTCGTCCATGCTCATCGTGAGAAGCTGCGAGAACAGCATGTCGATATACTCGCCGCTACTCTTTGCCATCTACGTCCTCCTTTCCGCTTCCGCACTCCTCCTCCGTCGCATCTACGGCCTTCTCGCCGCTACGCTTCAGATACTCCGTCAGAGCCTTGCACTTGTCTGCCTGATACTGCTCGTCACCCACCACGGAGGTGTCCATATACATGCTCGTAAACACTAACTTCGAGTTCTCGCCGTCAACGCCGGTCACTCTCCAGTCTCCACGCTCGTCCTTCTTCACGTCAAGCGCCTCGATGGCATCATAGGCAGTAGTGCCAAGCATAAACTCCACAGCCCAGTCACCGCCGATAGTCTCCACGCGGATATAGGGAAGTCCCGAACGGCTCAGCTTCTTACACATCTCCTTATTCGTCCCGTTCTTTTCACGGAGCCGAGCCATCTCCTTCTTACTCAAAGTCTTAACCTTCTTCATAATCAGGAAATTACCCGAATAAACCTTCTTACCAAAATCAATCATAACAACAATCCTTTATAACATTTAACAATAATTAATCATCATCAAGCAACCCTTACAGCCCCAATCTCCTGCCATACTCCGCTATCAGCAGTGCATCGCACGTGTCAAGCGTCACCTTTCTGCCGAGCTTCGGAAACAGCTGCTGAGCCTTAGCCTTCAGCAGATTCTTCCATTCTCTCTTCGTGAACTTCCCCGAACTGCCCATCTGGAACGTCTTCTCCCACTTGTTAGGAGTAACGTCCTCAGTAGGAATCTCCAACGCCAAAAGCGCCATCTGAAGATGACCGAAACCCTTACCGAAGTTAAACATCGCATGGGCGCCGTTACCCGGCATACCGCCGACCCTCTCTAACACGCAGGCACTATCGTCCTTATAACGACGAAGAAAGTCCAGCAAGTCACGAGCCGTCCCCGGCATCTTCGCCACCTCTACAACCGCCCCGTCTGCCGAAAGCACAGCAATGCCCCCATGCACCCCAGGGTCAATCCCTATATATCTCTTCTCCATAATACAGTCTCCTTCCGTAATATTTATTTTTATAGTTATCTTATTCCTTTTTTTGTAAGCTTTTGTAAGCGATTTTCAGCGGTCGGTAGCGGTCGCAAGCCTCATCATCACCTCTCGCAAACTCCTCCTTCTCGCCTCTCCAACAGGCAGGAGGACTGTCAGCGTCCTCCTCCCGAAACATAACACAGTCCCTGCACTTCATCAGCTTCCCTTCTCCTCTAAGCATTCCTCTTTTGCCTTCTGCGCAGCCCCTACCAACAGGTCAAAGAAAGCGAACAGCACCCTCTCCTGGTCAAGCCCCGCCAACCGTGACACATACGCCACTGTAACACCCGCGAAGTCCGCGATAGCCGACAATATCTCGTCGCCAGGCATCTCTCCGTCCGTCTCGTTAAACACCTCCACGAACTTGTCATAAAGAGCCATACGCTCCTTGCTATAGTCCTTTTTTCGTTTTAATTTCTCATTTTTTTTATCCATAAGCTATTCCTCCTTATCTTTTAGCTCAACGAAATCCCCAATACCCAAACGAGCCTTGTTGATGCAAGACGCAACCCAGCCAATCAGGTAGGCAGAAGGTTCGCCGCCGTGTTCCATATCAATACTATTTTCTATTGCATCGCAAGCGTGGCTTGCTTCGTGGCAGCAAACTCTCATAGTCATTACTTTAGTACTCTTAAACGAAACTAAGATTCCATATCTATCATCGCTCTTTCTGATAGCTTTGTCGTAAGCAACACCAACATATCCGTCATTTGGCGGATTACAACCATCAAACTCCGCATTTATCAATTCGGGCAAATCCTTTCCGATATGTACCCAAAGTCTTTGCGGGTAGATTTCGTTTCCGTATTCGTAATATCCTTTCTTCTTCATATCTCAACTATTTATTATGTAATCTACCTATATGCCACTTAGAGCAAACCTTGCACAGGTAGCAAGTATACCCCATCGCTTTCAACTTCGGATTCTGATTCAGAAACTCCCAAGCCTTATCCTCCGTATCATACCCCACCTTCTGCTTCCAAGAACTGCCCTTGCGAGTCCAATGGCGAGGGTCAGGACGGAAAGTGGAAAACGGCGCCTTGTTACGATACTTCCCTTTACTCATAACGCTAATTCCTATAGTTGTTACCTACAATCCACACGCTCAGTCCCACATTCAGCAGGAGCATGAGGAAAACGATGATCCAGTACTGCCCGTCGCTCAACTCCACCGACACATACTTGAAGTCAGAGAAGTCCTTGCGCTTCCATTCCTTCTGCACGATAGGCTCTATATAGGAGACAAAGGCGCAGAGGTCAAGACGATTGCTCATAAACCAGTCACGGCTCTTCACGGCAAGCACCGGCGAGTCACACCAGGAGAAAGCGTCGCTCCACATCACGCGGTTGTTCCTGTCAAGCCCCACGCACACCACAAGCTCGTTCTTGTTGCCACCCTGCCAGTACGAGCGCTGCTTCTCCACAATGGATATCGGCTTGTCACGGAAGAACAGCAGATACAGACGAAACTGTTTCTGAGGTCCGTATCGCGCATTCAAAACACGGACGGCACGCTCCTGACGGGCGGAAAACTTAGCCCCGAGTATAGGGCATTGGTCGCGCAGCCATATCTCAGGATAGTCATACAGCCCGATACGGCGAGCCTCCTCCTTGCTGATATCCTCAAACTTGAACACCGAGCGCGAAGCCTTCACCTTATTCTCGTATTCGTGCTCACGGGTCACAGGATAGAGTGTAACGTCACGACCGTCCCACGGATAATCGTAAGCGTCGCCGTCGCGGGTGTCATAGTCGCGGTGCATGTCCACGAAGACAGGAGAAGCAGCCAAACGCTCTTTCATAGCAGAGAAGACGTCACTTGAGCAGTCACGCTCACGTCCGGAATGGTCGGAATAAGCCCATTTCTCAGAATGCTCCTCTGTCACGTAGTAGGTCTCGGTATGAGTGTTGCCCTTTGAGTCTGTATAGGTACGGGTGTGTGCGACACGCTCGTTCCACGGCTCATAATAGCGTATCTTCGTGACATAACTGCCAAGATACTCCATATCACTCGACTCGGCACGCTTGAACGTCCACAGCAGACCTACGCCCACAAGCAGCGACGGGACGATAAGCACAGCGTGCTCCCACCACGTCGTCTGCTCACGGAAGAATATCAGCAGGAAAGCCGACACGAAGAAAGGAAGGAGAAAGACAAGGACCTCCATAAGCCTACTTCTTATTGCCGAACAAATCCACGTCGTTGTCCTCGCCCTCAATCATCACCTCCTTCGAGCGCGACGACGAAATCACCTTATACTCTATAGGCATCGTGTTAGACACGAACCAACGCGCAGGATAAGTACGAGTGAGCGTTTCATGTTCACGGATGATGTCAAGCATACGCTCCTGGGCGGTCTGAAACTCCGTGCGCTGTATCTCTATCGACTGCATGAGGTCACGATAGAGAGACACGTCGAAGTTAGGGTTGCTCTCCTTTATCCATTTCATCATCGTACCCTTGTCGTTCTGGTAACGACCGGCAATGAGCTGCGGATAAATCTTCTCGAAAGTCCCCTTGTACTCGTCAGTCACCTGAGCCTTCTGCTGGATGATCTTCCACATCTTGTCATGCACGCCCTCAATCTTGCCACGCTGAGCCTCAGCCTGCTGACGAAGCGAAATCTCGCGGTTGTTGTAACTGAAATAACCCGCCACCAACGTACCGATGATGATGGCAAACACCAGCAAAGCCGATGCAAGGATAATGTTCTTAGTATTCATATTCTCTATAATTGATTAATGATTAAAATAAACTACCTTCAGCCTCCACATATCCGAGACGCTTCAGCATCTTGCGGATATAGTCCAAGCCACGCTGATACACGAGAGTCTTGATGTTGATCCTCGTCTCGCCGCTCGGAACCGTATACTTCTGCTCGATGGTCCTGAAATAACCGCAGTCTATGTATCTCTGGTAAGGCACGTTGCCACTGTTAAGAATGCCCTGCTCACGCAAGATGCAGAACAGCTTGTTCCTGCCGACATTCTTGAAGTGCAGAGTGTTCGCGATAAGCTTCATCTCAATCGCAGTCTTGCTCTCAGCAACAGCATCAAAGAACTCCACCTTAGGCTGCTGCACCTCAAGCTGCTTCTGCTGAGCCTCTATCATCTCCTGCTGCTTGGCAGCAAGCATAAGAGCCTGAGCGAACGACTGAGGAACTCCGCTACTCTGGCGTATCTGCTGTTCCATGGCGTTAAAGGCATTAATATACTCCAGCTTGAAAGCCAAAGCCTTCGCTCCAGTAAAGCCCATAGCCAACAGAGTAAAGCCATCCCTGTTCATCACATACACCGGGATTTTCTTAACACCACCAACAGGCATCGGCTGTTCTACCTCAGTAAGAGCGAACATCTTTGCAAGTTGCTGACTATCAACGAAAAGTGATTTTTCACTTGTCATTGACAGTAAATTATTAATAGCCTTTAGAACATTATAATGCTCCTTGCCAAACTTCTCCGCAACAATCGCACTCGTTGTCAGCGCCTGATTGTCGCTACTCCTAAATACAATCTCTTGCATATTATTAGATTTTAAGTTGCAATTATTTCTTTGTTTTGTCAAGTTCCATGATTGTAAGTACCGCGTAGTTGGCGAGGTCAAGCAATGAGTCTCTCATACTCTCGCCCTTCACCTTCGCCTCGTCAGACATCAGTGACTTCACGCGCTTCAACTTCTCTGCCATGTGTCCGTAGGCGTATGTCATGCCGCACTCCGCAAACAATTCCGAGAAACTATTGCCGTAATCGGAACTTTTAGCCTTGAAGGTGTCGTACATGCCGTTGGTAATGTCGCGGAAGGCATCGGCATCTCCAGTTGGCTGCTTAGTAAACGCGGAAGGCTTTGCAAGAACGCCAACTGGGTCAGAGGTAAATCCGTAATACTCCATACGGAATCTTTTACAGCCGCTACGACTGCCGGCAAAAAAGGTGTTGTACGCCCAGTTGTTCTTCGGGTTCTCCGTACTGAAAATAGGGTAGAGATCAGCGTCGATGGCACGTCTTCCGTGTTGCATCACGTCGTACAGGGATATGTAGAGCGGTTTCTTCCCGAGCGCATCGCTGCGCACCTTGATGTACTCGCCGAACCATGCGCAATGCGGGTCTTTCTTATCGGCGGAGCTTATCAGTTTCGGACCGCCGCACACCTCGAAAAGCGGCACTTTGGGTGTCACATAGTTTTTTTTTGTCTCCGTGCGGAGTTTTCAGCGTTGTCAGATACTGGATAGACTCACACATATCCGTAGTACCTCGAAAGCTCGCTACTTGATACTTCCTCCTGATTATATCGTTGGGCATCCTAAACTTCAAGCCCTTCTTAATGTCCTCTCTGTTAATCATTGTTACTACTCCTTTCTTTGATTCAACCTTTTTCTATATTAATGTCTCACCACGCTCCTCAATATCTTTAGTTGAAAGGTAAAATACCTTATTTTCAATCTCGTCACAAGTTACTCTTACAAAGGATCCTAAATGATGAGGTTTAGAGGAGGTCTTAAAATACTCTCTCGGACTATCTACAACCTTAAAAAAAGGACGACCTAAGGTTGCAATGATTTTAAATCCTTCAAGAGTCTCTAAATCTGTCCTGTACCTCGGTAATACAGGACAGTCTTCGCCCATTATTTGACGATGACGAAATCTTGCCACCTCTTCTTCGTATTCTCTCAATCTGATCGGAAGAATGAACTCTAAACCTATCTTAATATCTTCTTTCTCAATCATTGTTACTCCTTTCTTTGAACGGTACCCATATCTCCTCCATCTCTTCACAACCGCATAGCAGCCATGCCACAAAATGCAAAAGTTAAAAACTTTAACATTCAAACCACACCAGACTATCCAGCAAGACTATTGCACAGCAAAAGACAAATCGCTAACTTTGTCCCCGCAATAAGACCTATCACCATACGTCATAAGACCTACTGGCAAGCCTTTTTACATTGTTCACGCAAAGCCGTTCCCTGCTATGCAGTTCCCAACAAGACTTATGCAGCATCCGATGCAGCTTTTTCTCCCTATATGTCGGGTAGGTGCAGCTATTCTGCTTAAATCCCTATACCCTACATACACGCACACACAAAGATACGTAATAATTATCCTTCAATACTGCACTATACCGATAAAACAACATAATTTGCTGCATAATTCCCTCCATACGATGCAAGATAAGCTGCATCATTACAAAACGCATCATAACAATGTTCCCGACACCCGACCATACGCCCCCAAACAAAAACCCGAAACCCAATATGTATATATATACAGGTTAACAGTCGTTCACAGTCATTCACAATGAATTAACATCAAGTATTAATATTCACTATTTATGCACTACTAAAAGACCAGAAAGACAAATATAAGGTGTTAATTGTCAGTAAGTTAGAAAAAAAAGAAAAAATTTTCAGGTGAAGTGACTACAAAGCGCCAAGCGTCCGCCGTCGGGGGGGATGGGGGTCATTTTGTCCATATTATATGGTATAATATTTGTTAAAACGCCAATTTGTAATAATTTCAACGTTTCACGCTCCGTCATATTATTATTTTTTGTAACTCATTGACTTTCACCACTTTGCACTATTATATTATTTTCTCCGGCTGAATATTTATTCATATTGTTATGTTTCACGAAAGTTAAACTTTTCTAACAGCTGCCACTTTGTCACTGACAATTAAGGTATTTTAAGTTAATTTTGTCACTTTGTCAGTCTTTATACACTTGATGAATATTTATTCATATCAACTTTTTGTTAACTTACTACATATCAGCGAGTTAGCTAATTGTTAAAAAAGTTAATTCGATATTTATAGGTATGATGTTTGCTTTTTATAGGGTGACAGCGGTCATCTTAAGGGCATATACTATGCCCTTATTGTATCTATACGTCCCTGTGTGTATACGGCAACACCGCACCGCACACACAGGAAACAATGCGGTATAACATAACAATACAACAACATGGTTAAGTATTCAGTTAAGGAAGTTCAGAACGTATTGAACGAGAGTAATATCGTAACGTCTAACGTTGCGGTATGTAACGAGTTACGCACACAGGTAATTGCAGAATCAGCAAAGGACGACGATAAAAGAATGTCGGCGTACGATTCACTTCATTCGTTATATGTGGCATATCAGAAGGCAAAAGCCGCTTTTGACAATGCCGTTAATTACGCATTATGGCAAGATAGCGAGTTTGCAGCGTTCGCCAACACGGCGTTGTCGTTTGCCGCCCAAAACGTAGCGCATATGCGTGGAATGTCCACTAATTTTGTGGACTGGACACACACTAACGGTAAATTAGGCTCTTTAGAGTCTGAAAGCGTGGATATAACATCTATCGCAAAATTAGCAAGTGTTATGTGTGGCATGATAGAAGACTATCAGAAAGCAAAGGAACAGACGAACGCCCAAACATCCGCCCGTCGTTCAAAGGCTGAAAGACTTGCGGCGGCACGTGCCGCGGCTGCTGCTGCTATGGCGGAGGCAAAACAACTTGAGGCTGAATTAGAAGAAAGCAAGTAAGAGAACATTACACCACACAGGAAAAGGTAGCCACACCAAAAGTGGCTACCTTTTTTGTGTCCGCACATTTGGAACGCTATTGTAAGGGTTCGAATCCCTTATGTGCGACTCTATCATACGTTCCCCATTGGGAACACTGACGGCAGCGACCATTAGGGAAGCCGTTTGAAATTCCGTTAACCATTGTTTCAGCGATACAAACTCTCTTGTTTGTTCCTCGCACAGGCACAGGTTGGACAATTTGTCCGACAGGGATTCTCGTGACTTGTGGAAAAGACATCCACCGTCACGGAAAGCCCTTAGCTCTGGAACTTAGCAGTTGACAAGACGTAAGGAAAAGCAGCGATGACTGAAGGCAGCGAGGCAAGAAGAGCGGAATTACGAACGGCAATACCGAAGGTTCGCAGAACGTGCTCGGCGTGAGAGCAGCGGGACAAATCAAATAATTCATAATTCATATTCTAACGTGTCACGAGCGTGCGAGTTGGTTACTCGCTAAATCGTCTGCAACGTGGTGGTTGCAGTGAGCTATATGCAAAAGGGCATACCAAATTGAGACAAAGCAGTTCCCTGTCAGCTGTTAGGAAACAGGGCGCACCTCAGCGTTACAGGTAGGGCGTGAGCCGTGAGAGAAGACAATAACGACAAACGCGGTGCCAAGATGCACGTCCTAAGGCAAATTAGGGCAGTCCTTGTGGCTGCTCTACAATATTAACCAACAAAATCAAAGAATTATGAGCAAATATTATAAAGAGAGCTATTGTGTCACATACGGTGAGCATCCGCACGTACATTACATGGGTTTTGACAATTTCCATGACGCTTGGAGTTATTTCACAGATGCCAGGGACATGGGATGTGTGGAAGTACGATTATTCGACACGTCAGAGCGCACGTCTGAGCATCCGGCAGCTGACAAATACGGAAAGTATGCGAAACATCTCCGTATAGCCTAAGAAAATCCCCACGATTGTGGGGTCTACAAACCAAACCTAAAAGAATTATGGAGACAACGAATGTAAATTTATGGGCTATGTACTCAGAGATTGAGCACGCCATTGAAGTCTACAACATGGGATTTTTGACACGTGCGGATTTTGCTAACCATTGTTTTGCAGCCCGTGACCCATATATAAGTAGATTCAAGAACTATGTGTTATACCTGCGTGACAGGTATTTCTAACCGCCTCAAAGGGGTAGCCGTTTGGCTACCTTCCAGTTAACCATTAAAATTCAGAATTATGACAAAGAGACAGATTTTACGTAGCAGTACGATAATTGTGCTTGGAAACCTTCAGCTTGTTCCGTGTCTGCTTATTTTAAGCAGTACGATAATCAGTGTGCTTGGAATCCTTTACATATTGTTTCTGCTCTATTTCTGGAGCAGTACGAAAATTGGCAACGGATTCTTCAAGAATTTCGTGCGTGAGAATGAGCGTTTGGAAAAGATCCTCCTCAAGCCGAGTTCAGAATCCTGAGCAGTACGAAAATTGTGCTTGGAAAGTGTTGAGCCTTAATTGCTACCCTGTTTTGGGGTAGTACGATAATTAACCATTAAAGACAAAGGATTATGAAGTACAAGACATTTTTATTGATTGACACAATCAGATGTGAGGGACTTGACAATGGTCAGTGGAATATCTATTGGCACTTCAGCCCTGTGGACACAAAAGAGTTCTACGGAACGAGAGAAAGTCACGCGCTTCCCATTGGAATATGGATAGCGGTCTACAAATGGGACCATGAAAAGATAGGTTTGATTGACAAGCTCTCTCCTGACTTACGTCTGAGTATCAGCGACAAAGAAGAAGTTCTTTTCTTCAATGTCAGCGAATAGTTCACGCCAAAACGCCACTCTTATTTGGGTGGCTCTATCAACCAAAACCAAAAGAATTATGACAAACGGAGACAAAATGTTTCTTGCTGCGATTGTGGCAAGCTACAAGAGAGTTATTTCAGCTGAGTGTGAGAGAAGACACCTTGACGAGCGTGAGTATTCACGGAGAGCTGCGAAAGCAGACAGAACGGCGAAGGAGATAGAACGTCATTTCTCTCGTCCGCGTTGTTTCTAAGCCTAAAAGGGACGTATCGCAAATGATGCGTCCGCACATCATTAACAACTAAAATTAGAATTATGGAATACTTTAAGACGCAAGAAAACCACACACGCATCGACGTGTATTTTGATGGTGAGAAATACGTTTTCCTCAACGCTTTTCACGGAATTGTCGCAGTAGCGAGAAGACAGGGACTTGTTGATTTTTCACAGGACGGATATATGGCTCACGCCAGTTTTGAGGTGGAAAAATCTTCCACTATAAGCAGAAGTACAATTACCCGTCTTATTCACAAGCAGGAGAGCAAGTATGTGAGTGCCGTTGTTAACTGCGAATGGAACGAGGTAAAATGTGAGAGTCTTCCTTATTTCGTCAGTGTAGCCCTCGGAAAACGAGGTTAGTCTAAAAAGGGTAGCCGTTTGGCTACCTTCCAATTAACAAAACAAAATCACAGAATTATGAGTACAAGAAGAATCGAGTGCAAACGTGCAGCGTTTATGGAAAGAGTTTTCGCAAAGATGCAGGAAATGTATACACACGTTGAATTTCTTAGTTATGACGGAAAATTCCTCACTGTAGCCTTCATCGCCTGAAAACGCCGTGGCAGTACGATTATTGTGCGTGTCACGGCTCAAGACAACCAATAAAAACAAGAGAATTATGGAAAAGAAAAAGCTTACAGAGTCTAAGAGGATAGCCAAAGTAATCCTCCCAAAAATACAGGAGATGCAGAGAAGAACATTTTTCGACAAGCATCTGGGCATATCTATTGTGATAAATCCCTACATGTCTGCCCAAATCGGCGTTTGCGTTGGCTACATAAAGGACAAGAAAAATGTCGAATCTTTAACTTACAATGAGTATTTCTCATTCAATCCGTTCTACAGCACAGAAGAAAACGACGCAAAGTTCGAGAGCCTTGTAGCCTACGTGAACGAGAAAGCCGGCAAGTAAGCCACAGCCTAAAATCCCCACGATTGTGGGGTCTATTAACCAAAACAGAATTATTATGACACAGGATTATTTCGTGTTCCCTCCTTTTGAGGTGTACACAGGCGAACAACTTACAAAAGAAGTCAAACAGAGTTTAATTGCCCGTGGTTTGAAATGCGTTGCGGTTGTCTTCAACTGCGAGAGTTACGAAGATTTCGAGCGTAAATACTTCGGCAGATAGCCTAAACAAGCGGAGATACAACTCCGCTACTACGAACCAACAAACACAGAATTATGACAAGAAGAAGCAAGACGCTGCTCCAGCAGGCAAAGTACTACGAAGTACACAACGAGATGGAAATGATGTGCCTTATTTGGGAGGCATGGTAAACGGGAACTTTTCCGATTTCAAGAGTTATTACCGCTCTTTGAACATGGAATCCCGCCGTCGTTTCATCGGATTCATCTACAATCAGGTTGACGGACACACATTCTACAAAATGGTAGACATGCTCATGTTCGACAAACGCTGACAAGCCCAAAACAATCCTTACCCGTAAGAGTAAGGATTTCTACAAACCAAAACATCAAGAATTATGGAAATAACAATTATGGATTATCAGGCAGGCACCGTCCGAACAATCAAAGGCTGTCCCGACGAGTGGGAGACAGAGCAGATAGAATACTATCTCTACGAAACTCTCGGCTACCGTTCGAGCGACATCTACTACATGTGCGGAGAAGCGATTTCTCACACAGAGGAGTCGTACGTTCCGCAGCCCGAGAAACCGACACCCTACAAAAAATGGGCAGAGATTAGGAAGAAGCATCCCGACTGCCTGTTGCTTTTCCGTGTAGGCGATTATTACGAGTGTTACAATGAGGATGCGGTCAAAGCAGCCGAAATCCTCGGTACTACACTCATAAACAGGCATACAAAGGAACTCAACAAGATGACAGGCTTTCCTTACGACAGCCTCGACAAGTACCTTCCGAAGCTTATCCGCGCCAGTCAGCGCATCGCAATCTGCGACCAGCTGACAACGCCGCAAAAGTAACTCTTCAGTACGGGCAACACCTCCTGTTTGTAAAGCCTAAAACGATGGGGATGAAATTCTCCATCACGCACAAACCAAAACCGCAAGAATTATGACAGAAAAGGAAAGGAATGAGTTAGATGAAATCCTGACGAACGACCCATTGCTCGCTTGTGACGTGATAGACGAGAAATCCAACTATCAGTACACCGTGAAGATTATCAAGTGGACGTGGGGAGACAGATACAGCGTGTGTATCAATGACAAAATCGGCCATGCACTCGTAGACTCTCCTCTCATGGATGAAGACACCGCGCGTGGTTTTTACGACCATGTCGTTTCCGCTTACCGCATCGCCTGAACATAAGGATGCTATTTGTCAGCAAGCACCATCGCCATGTACTTCAATGACATACGCTCTGGCAATATCATCTTCGAGTACAACACGGACGAAAAGTAACCGACCTGAAAAGCCTCCATCCTCGGAGGCACACACAAACCATAAAAACCAATTTGAATTATGCTTAGAGACAGAAAATGCGACAAGAATTTCGAGCGTACACTGCTCGCAGAAATCAGTAGAGCCAAGATTGCAGCCCGTAAGATGCACAACAACCGCATGACCGGTTACGAAGACCCACGCGCTGAGCGTGACTTCCATCGTGCCATAATCGAAATCGTGAGCATAGCTTATCACGATTAGCACATTGCTGCCCGAATCATCCTGTGTGGATAACACACAGGAACATTACCAACCAACATACGATTATGAAGAAAAGAACTTACAAGACTCTTGCCGGTTTGCTTAGAGCTTACGACAAGAAGCAGTTTACAATGGACGATTTTCTGAGCAAGCGGGGAATATACGACCGCAAGTCCGGCGAGTGGATTGATTTTGAGCTTACCGACGACGCCCTACGTGAGCTGTCTGACGGCTTCTGCCATACGCTGTGCTGTCAGAAAAGGAAGTACGACACGGTATTCTATAACATGAAGTACAATAGAATACTCAACCGCGGTATACTTTCCCGTCTGTGGGTCGAGCTTTGGAACAACAAGCCAAGCTTTACCTATTGCGTAGCGCAGGACGGAGATTACGAGTATCCGCTTGTCAAAAGAATCCTGTATCGTGGTTATTAAGTCTAAACAAATCCAAAAAGTGTGACACACCCGAAAAGGAGAGTGTACTAAGAAAACTTATCGCCTGAAACTCAATCCCCACCCTCAACAATGAGAGTGGGGATTTCTATTATCAACCATTTAAAAACAATAGAATATGATTTACATTAAGAGTTTCAAGAATTACGAAGAGTTCAAGCAGTTGTTTGGCGTCGTAAAGCACGGCAACGGCGTTGTGTCACGCAAGAACAAGATTCTCTTGGCTTGCCTCAAGAACAGAAAGCTCTTCCACTGGTGGCTCGGTTTCAAGGAACAGGATGACAGGTTGACTGACAACTGCGACTACCTCCGCGCCACCAACATGGACGACCTGAAGAACTTTGCCAAGCACATGGTAAGCGACATTGCACTCCATGACCCCGATAGCGAAGACACATTGTACATCCTTAGTTTTGACAAAGATTTCCCCTACACTCTCTATTCCACTACACTAAGTCTTGACACCCTACGCGGTGTATGCACCGACGGAGACGTCAAGTCTATACGTTACAAGAATATAGAGCGTGGAAGAATCTTCAAGATGAAGGCAGGCAAGCTTATTTCCAGATGTATCGAGGAAAACCGCATCCCGCGCGAATACATGCCCGAACAGCTCAAACGCTGGATAGGCGAAGAGTTCGCACGCGACTGGCAGGTCTATGCAGAACAGCGTGCCAATAACAACTACACCCTGCATGTTGACGACGATTTCGAGGCTATCTATGATAGTGACCGCTGTCTTGGCGACTTTGGAAGCTGCATGACAGACAAAGGACATCACACCTTCTATCGTGACGCCATAAAAGCCAAGGCTGCCTACATCACCGACGAAGACGATATGATTGTCGCCCGTTGCATTGTCTATACTGACGTATGGGACGAGAACAACAATCATTACCGCCTCGCCGAGCGTCAATACTCTTCCGGTCAAGACGATGTCCTCAAGCAGATACTTGTTGACAAGCTCATCAAGGCAGGCGAGATTGACGGCTACAAGCGTGTTGGCGCCAGTTGTCACGACAATAGGAACTTTGTTCGAAACAACGGTGAGTCAATGCACGACCTTTCTCTCTATATTGAGTGTAATCTCGAATACAACGACGTTCTCAGTTATCAGGATTCGTTCGTCTATTACGACTACAACGACAACACGTCCTGCAACAACTCTTCTGCGTATTACGATTACGAACTCGATTCCACGGATGAATATTTCGAGCAGGATGGCAATTATTCCGATTGGAACGAGTGCATTATTCCTGAAGGCGATAGTACTTACGACGACTACTACGAAGATTGGATGTATAGCGAGCAAAGCGAAAACGCCATATATCATGGTAGACGCATTCAGATCAACGGAAGTCGCGCAAGAGGAGACTACAACTGGAACTGGTCTGACTACGAGGACGCTTATCTGTTCGACGACGAGTGCTGCTACGTAGAGAAAGAGGATGATTATCGCCTCCTTGAAGACTGCGAATGGTCCGACTATCACGGCGAATACATTTACGAGGACAATGCCGTATGGAGCGACATTGCTCATTCATGGCTTGACCGCGAAAAAGACTCCCAATGCGCCGAATGCGGCGAGTGGTATCCTGGCGATTATGACGGCGAGTGCTATTCAGACATCACCGGTGAATACTATTGCTCCGAGGAGTGCGCCGACAAAGCCGAAGCTGAGTACAGAAAACAACATGCTCTTGTTGTTGTAGCCTAAAACCAAGGCGGGAGGAACTTTCTCCTCCTGCCTTCCAAGTACAACCAATTTAGATTTAAAAACAATAGAATTATGAAAGAATTGAATTTTGACCTGCTCAAGAGTCTTTATTGCGTATTCTCGCCAAGTGACGAAGAGAAGCGCATGCGTCGTTTCATCAAGAAACACATCAAGAACACTGTTCCCTCGGCCATTGTCACACAGGACGAGTACGGCAATCTCTTCGTCACCAAAGGCGAAGCAGAGAGCTATCCTTGCCTGTGTGCACACATGGATCAGGTTCAGCATCTTCATCCCAAGGACTTCGTGTGCGTTGAAAGTCAAGGAGTCATCTTTGGCTACTCGCCAAAAGTCCGCAAGCAGTGCGGTCTCGGCGCTGACGACAAGAACGGCATATTCATCGCCCTGCAATGCCTTGAGCGTTACGACGTTCTCAAGTGTGCGTTCTTCGTGGGCGAAGAGATTGGATGCGTAGGCTCAAGCGCCGCCGACATCAGCTTCTTCAGCGATTGTCGCTTCTGTGCTCAGATCGACCGTCGCGGCAACAGCGATATGGTCACAAGCATTTCCTACGACAGCATCTGTTCTGACGAGTTCATCAAGGATGCTGACTGCACAAGCTACGGCTACGCCGTCAGCACGGGTCTTATGACCGATGTCAAGGCATTGCGCAGAAACGGTGTCACCGTATCGTGTATCAATATGTCCTGCGGTTATTACGAACCGCACACCGACCATGAGTTCACAGTTATCGAGGACGTCCAGAAGTGTTACAGCTTTGTCTGCCACCTTATCGAGCATTGCACGTCCGTCTATCCTTACGAACCTGACGAGGAATGCGGCTGTGCCAGCTATGGCAGCGACAACTATTGGGAGCGTTACTGCACGTCTTGGGATTACGACGAGTGTCTCGAACTTTGTTGCGAGTTCCTATATAACGACCCGATGCTTACGCTCGAAGAATTTTCGGACAATATTAAAGGCGTCTATCGTCTTGACAAAAAACAGATTGCCGAGATTTACGATACGGCACGCAGCTACGTCGATTCCGAAACAGCCTAAAAAAGACTTACGGAGCAGCCTGAAAACCGCCACGCCTTTGTGCGTGGCACCATCAACCATTAAAAAACAAGAATTATGGAAAAGAAAAAGTACATCGACATCATTTCTGCACAGGCAGACAAGAACCATCGTCCTCACGAGTTGGCTCTTAATGATTTCCTCGACTATCTGCTCGAGTTTTTCAGCGTAAAGGCTTTCCAGTCCGGTCCCGACACCTATCATCAGCATCTTCTTGACTGCACACAAAAGTGTCCCGAATTTGCCGGTCTCGCTACCCTGTGGCTCACAGACGTTGCTACAGCTATGGAGCAAGGCAAGTGGCTTGACGTGTTCGGCATACTCTACGAGGAGTTGTATCTCACACGTGGCAAGGCGTCCCATACAGGACAGTTTTTCACACCGCCAAGCGTAGCCGACATCATGTCACGCATATCTTCGTTGAACGAAAAGCAGAGCGGTATAGTCAACGACTGCGCCTCTGGCAGCGGTCGCCTTCTTCTCGCTCATTATATGGAGAAGAGCAGCCTCGACCATTCGGCAGGACGCCGTTTCCGATACATTGCACAAGACGTAGACCCCATAGCCTGCAAGATGTGCGCACTCAATCTCATGGCTCACGGCATGAACGCCAATGTCATTTGTCAAGACACGCTCACTATGAGCACGCCCTCCGTGATGTATTGCATCAACGAGGTCAAATACCCCTTCAATACACCTTATTACAGCGTGCGGACAGTAAGCCCTGCCCAACTTTAAAAAGTCACAGCCGAGTGTTGCAGCCTAAAAACCGAGGGAGCAATCCCTCTGCAAGTTCAACCAAAACAATTATAGATATGAAGAAAATAGAAATCGGTATGAAGGTATATTGTGACATTCATTCTCAATCCCGAGAGCACGTTGTAACACACCTATATGAAGACCGGGGGGGGTTGCTGGTATAGACAACAGCTTTTACTGGCCCATAAGTCAATGCTTTCCGTGCAGCGAAATCACATTACCTAAACAGCGCAGCTAATGACTGCGCACAATAATCAATAACACCTACACAGGCAGCGCAGCCTAAAACAGGCGTGAGCGAAGACAGGATTCAGTCTCCAGCGTCTCATCCGGGACACCGCCGCACGTTGCGGCGTATTTCCCGGATGAGACGCTGGATACATCACACACCTACAGCCATGTGCCGCCACTCATGAGAAGTCCGCACCACGGGAATTGCATCCCGCAGGACACGCAAGGAGGATTCATTCACTCCAGACTGTTTGCATCAACAGATCTTTACCAGCAGCATCTGCCGGTATAGATCTGTTTCTCAGAACGGTCTTCGATCATTCACTTACAGAAATGCAACACATCCTCAGAGCGTGTCCGCTTTTCCTTGAAAAAAAACATCACCAAAAGACTGCCCGATAACCGCAAAAATCACTACCTTTGTATTCACAATCTTAGCACAGCCAGCCTGAAGAGGCGTAGCGAGGCACACACATCTCCTCCTCCGCCGCTATCAACCAAACAATAAAACAATTATGTCAGTAACCAAATTTGTCCGGGCACAGGACATTCTTAAAGAGAAAGGCTTCAAAGCCCCACCCTTCGACACCGCCGCATTCCAAAACGCGGTGGTCGAGTTCTTCCGCGAGAATGATATGTCCGCAAAGCTCACAATCAGAGCAATGCGTTTTCTTGATTACAAAAACGCCCCCAAAGCTCCCCTTTTCATTTCCACAGTCCCCGTAGTCACGCGTTATATTGAGATAGTCAACAAAGAGATTTGGAAAGAGGAAGAAAACGAGGATGGAGAAATCGTCAAATATTATGAAATGCACCGGGAATGGTGGAGAGACGATGTAAGGACATCTGCTACCTGTATTTGGGCAGAAGAAGAATATTGCGACGAAGAGAGGTATGAACAGATTATAAACGAGTACCCTTACCCTAAATTCATAAAAGACGTTATTGACGCCGATTCTTCCGACTCCCCATTCATCATAATAGACGAGCCATACGCCACCAACGCCATCGGTCTTCTCAAGATGCTCGGCTTCATCGTTTCGCGCAAACGAAAATCGTGGTTTGGACGTTATAAATACCTAAAGCACCACGCCTACACCGTCACCCTCGTCTAACCCGTCCCGCCTAAAACCGCCAGGCTCGCCCTGGCACCATTAACCAAGCCCTACCGCAACACGGCAAGCGGGATTATATGGAGAACGAATTATATACGATAATCGAAGACTTGGGTAAGAACATCCATGTTGTACCGAACTGTCGGATTGTACCGGCAAGGTATTTTGACGGAGGTGCCGAGAAGTGTTTTTTCAAGTATGACGACGATCTCATGGTGTTTATTCCTAACGGCACGGTTTTATATGAGAGAGATTTCAAAGACAACCCTGTGTATGTGCTTTGCTCATCGGTAAATCCCGAAGATGCGGACTTATACAAGAGTGACGATGTTGTGACTATAAAAGGAGAAGAATATTACAAGACGTCTCCGATGTCTGACAACTGCGAGTGTGTTCCGGCTCTCTCTGACGAAGAAGCGGATTTTCTGTTTAATCAGGACTTCTGTGATGGAGCGAAGGTTCTCGCTCGTGACGTTACAAAAGAAAGAGCAATGACATATAAATAATATTATAACTTATTCAGCCCTCGACATCACGGTAAGTCAACAAAATGAAAAAGAACTTTAACGAAATCCTACAGAGAGAAGACTACGTCAGACTGACAGCCAACCTCAAGGAGCGCACAGAAGAAATCGCACAGCTCATCAAGTCCAAAATGGTACAACTCGACCTCGAAGACGAAACCATCGAGGTCGAAGGCGTCAAGATAGCCATCAAGGGCGTATCGTCCAACTGCGGCAGATACGAGTTTCTCGCCATCGAAAACACAGGCGAATTCTCTTCCGAATACGGCGAAAAAGACTGGTGGTCACTACAGGACGTCAATCACACATTCTATTACGCAGGCGACTTCACGGCACGCGTACCCGGCTGTAGCAATAAGGACGCACTGCGCTTCCTCAACGTAGCCGGAGCCATAATCAGTCTCCTCGGAAAGGCAGAGCAGGAACAGATCGACGAAGTACAGAACGTACTCGCCGAAACCGAGGACCTTGTGGATTAAGACACAAAAAAGCTCCACCTTCATTGAAAGTGGAGCCGTTGCAGAAAATCTGCCGCTTTTGTGAGCGTTTCAATCCACAGCCCGAAGGCTGACAGTCAACGGAGGGTGTCTTTTATTTCAATTCCATAAAGGTACAATTAAAAAATCGCGATTCCATAAAGGTACGATTTAAATAGCCCCTCCGAAGACATTGCAAATGTAGTCATTAAAAAACTAATATGCGATATCCATTCATAAACGTTAACAGTTTTAACAAATGTATACTATCACAGACGCCGACAGCTTCCTCTATCCGTGGGTCGTTCTGACCTTAAAGCCGAAGCAAGGCAAGGAATTGCTATGGTGCATGCTGGACGACCATGCGGAAGCCGACATTCTCGAAGCCCATCACGCCAAGTCCTACAAAGGCATCGTCCTCGACAGCCTACCGACAAGAGGCGGAGTCATCACACAAGAAGAGAAAAACCGACTTTAAAGACATTATAATATGAACAAAACCAATGAAGACGTACCATTCGAGCGTCAGATGCTTCACATCGTACGCAACTACCAGAAGCTCTCCGACCTCATCTACAAGCTCCGCAAGGAGAACGACACCCTCCGAAAGAGCAATGCAAGCGAAGCCGAGTTCCAAAGACAGGCAGAAAAAGCGAAGAGCGACAACAATATGCTCAATTACCGCATCGGCAAGTTACAAGACACCGTCAAGAACCTCCATGCCGAAATCGAGCGCAGGGACGCCGCAAACGCCGGCCTGAAGCGCACGATCGAACAGCTCCGCGACGAGATTGCCGACCTCCACCGCAAGCACAAGGTCCTCCGCATAGCAGACCACATCAGATAAAAGTCAAACCATAACAATAATTAATTATGCCACAAGTAAACCTCTCCGACGAAGAGTACAAGCGCCGCGTACAGGCCATCCGTGACCTTTTCGCCAAACGCATCTACGACCTTTACGTCAAGTGTGCCAACGGCGAAATCACCGAATACCACAAGCTCGTAGACGAACTCCATTCGTTAGACTTCGAGTACGCCGACGCTCTCGAACCCTACGGTCTTGCAGAAGACCTCCGTCCCGACGACTACAAGCTCATCCAGAAAGCCGACGACAACGACGAACCTCTAAAGGATTTCGCCTACAACTGGCTCTCCCTGCGTAACGAAGCCGAGTTCCGCAACGTAGACATCACCTCCTTCATCCCCATAGCACACCGCGAAGAAGAAGACGATGGAGATGACGACTACAACATATAATCGTGTCACAACACCTAAACATGGTAGAGAATCCTTTTTCCCTACCAACCGTTTTACCAACATTATTAACATTAAAAATTTTACGAATTATGAAAAAGCTATTTCTTATTCCTGCGATTTTGCTTGTTCTCACGTTCTCATTTTCTTGTTCGGGAAATTCAACAAAATCTGGCAAATCAAGTGTTGACAGCAGTCTGTATTTCAACGATAAAATAAAATTAGGCGATACAGCAATAAATCTTGTTAAGTCAGGCATCTTAACGCCAGACATAGAAACTTCAGTGCTATATCATCTTACAAGCAATTCATTTGCAGGCGTTAATTTCAAAAGAAATATTGTTGCTACAAGAAACGGCCTTGTAAATGGCTTGTTTTATTTCAGCGCCAATTACAGCGATGAGTCGGAGTATCAAAACGAACTAAAAACTTTATTTGAGAATATTGGCAGAACATACAACAAGCAAACAAAGGATACTACATATACAGTAGATAACAGTATGTTTGATGCTTATGTCCATGAATATGAATGGACATCACCAACAAAAAGGATATCTCTTTTTCTAAACCGAAAAGATATGGGAATGTCAATTCACGCATACGACATACAATTATATATAACTATACAAGATAGCATCGTCAAGAAATACGGCTTCTCTCATCTTTTCAATCAATAAAAACATTTCTCCTGCCCTATTTGTTGTGAGCAGGAGATTTTCTCCTCTCAGCCTAAATAGGCTCAGATAGGCCCAGCAAGCCCCAGTAACGGCGCCAGCCCCTATAACAGCCTATCCCCGCCAGAACAGCCTACCCCCTCAGCCAAGCCCTCCCACGAGAGCTTGGCTTTTTCATATCCCCCATAGTCCTGCCAAAACCGCGCACCGCGCACAATGTTAAAACCAAGTTAAACCATCCACTTCCCATCCATATTATATTATAATATTATACCTTTGCAAAAGGGAAAGAGATGAGGAAGTCTTAATCCATCATATTATGACACAACTCAAGACAAGACGCTGGCAGGAGATGCTCACTCCCGAACAGCAGGAAAAGTACGCCAATGCCATCCGACAAGGCTATTTCGCCACATACGACGGCTATCCCTGGCGCCACACCTTCTACGGAGCCTGGATATGGAAACATCCGGGACGAATAAAGGTGGTCAACATCTTCAAGGGCATAGTCGGACGACCGCCCATGTGGGAAGACCTCACCGACGACAACCTACGCGACTTCCGAGAGGAGATAGCGTCATCATACGCGCCAAACTCAGCGAAGACCATCTTCGCCGAAGTCAACGCCATCATACGCGAGAACTCCTCCAAGCCCGTCCCGTCACTCAATTTCGGGACAGTCCTGCGCACAAAGAAAGTCCCATCGCAGTCCGTGGCGCTCACCGACGACGAGATACGGCGCATCCACGAGTTCACGCCACGCACCAAAGCAGCCAAGCACGCCAAGCGCATCTTCATGCTCGAATGCCTATGCGGAGCACGCCTCTCCGACTGCCTCACACTCTCGCCGGACAACATCAGCGAGGACGGACGCATCATCACATACGTCTCGCACAAGACCAAGACCGTCGTCAAGGTCCCCATCCATCCGTGGCTGCGCATCTATCTGCAACGGACCTCCCCCACCGAGCCGAGAGAAATCTCCGTAAGGTGCTACAACGACAACATACGCGACATCTGCCGGGCATGCGGAATAGACACCATCACCAAGGTCTTCCGCGCAGGACGCACGCAGAGAGGACACAAGTGGGAGTTCGTCTCCTCACACACCGGTCGCCGCTCCTTCGCCACCAACCTCGCGCTCAAAGGCATCCCCATCGAACAGATAGCCCTCTGCATGGGACACATGTCAGGCAACGTCCCCAACATCTCCATGACGCAGCGTTACATCGTCGGAGAAATCGGACTCTCACCCGAGACATTCGCAGCCTTCCAGATACCCGGAGCAGAACGCGCCGAACGCGAAATGAACGCCCTCCATGCGGTCGGAAAAGACTATCCCGAAGACCAGTAAAAACACCCCCGAAAACATGCGAAAAATGCGATCGCATAAATCGCATAATCAGACGTATTTTCCGACGTATTTTCATTGTCGTAACTCGTTGATTATCAGTACGTCCGATTATGCCTATGCGATCGCATGCGATTGCACTATATATATAGATATTATATATATCTATTAGTATATATTCATATACATTCATATATCCTAATAGCTATACATAACATCTATATACTCACACTCTCGCACGCGAGAGCTGTGAAGCGTGTGTGTCATTTTTTTATTTTTTTAAACAGCAAAACAGATATGGACAACGAAGAACACCTACAGGACCTCAAGGCCAGAGCTGAGGAGCTGCACAGCCAGCTTCCGCCGGAAGCCAAGCAGATGGCAGCACTGCGCAGCAAGTATGACAAGCTCGCGATGGAAGCGCTCTACGCAGCAGCAGCCGGCGACATCACATCCTACGACGACCTCCAACGCGAGTTCGTCCGCATCTTACTCCGTTTCGACGACGAAGCCTTACAGCTGACCCCTCAGCCGCAGCTCCCGCCAGACAACCTCGAAACCCTCAGCGAGGAAACGAGAAAGGCAGAAGCCGCAGGCAAGCCACTCAAGCAGTTCGCCTACGATTTCTGCCAAATCTACGTCAGTATCGAGCTTGACAACCCTCAGCTCCCCTCCACGTAAGCCACAATCCGAGCCACCGCATCATCTATGCGCTTAGTGTCATAGGCGATGTAGTGGCTCGTCACATCAGCCCACGAATGACCGAGACAAAGAGCTATCGTCTCACGCGGAATCTCAAGCTCAGCGGCGATGCTCGCAAACGTATACCGAGCCGTGTACGTCGTCAGACCCTCCACAATCGGACACCAGACCTTCTTGCGCAACCCACCCGACTTGTCCGGGGCAAGCTCCAGGCTGCCGATTTTCTTCAGAGCAGCATTCCAGTGACAATAAAAGCCCCTGTAGTCGGAATAGTTGTCAAGAGGGCATAGAAGCCATTTCCTGCCCCTCCAGCGGCTTATAATCTCCTCAGCGGGCTTCGGTACTGGAATGTCAAACAAATGCCCTGTCTTCGCTCGTTTGTAGCGAATACGCCCGTTTTTCATATCCGACGCCTTCAATCGCAGCAAGTCCGCAGGATTGATGCCGCACAGATAGAACGACAACATGAATAAGTCCCGGTAAATCCGACGCCAGTCATCAAGAGGAAAGTCACGCACCGCCCTCAGCTGCTCCAGCGAGATATTGTTGATTGCCACCTTCTCCGACTTTATCTTGTAGCGTCTGAACGGATAGCACGATGTCCATTCGTTGTCTATCGCCCAGTTAAACACCGCACGTATATTCCTCAGGTTGATGGCAGCATAGTTCACGCTTGCATTCTCGCCAATAGACCGCACGAAGCCGTCAAGCCACGAGCCGTTCACAGAACCGAACGTCGCCTCAGGCGCATAGCCTTCAATCAACGCCGCCGTCCTGAGATATATTTTCCTTGTACTCCCACTCTTCAGTTCGGCAAACTCACGCACAAAACTTGCAAGCGACCTCTTTTCCCTCGGGTCCTTGCCCGTAACGATGCAGCGCAAATCCTCCTTCATCCGCTCATAATCCGAATCCACGTGCTCAAGGACATACCTATCCACCTCGTCCATGATACACATAAGCCTCCTTGTCTTGGCTTTCAGATTAGGCTCCTCTGCCGAGAACACCATGCCGTTCATTGCGTACTTCACCGCTATGCCAGTTGAAGCAGCAAACTCCCTACCCTCGTGACGGAACACCACCGATACGGGAATCATCCCGCTCTCGTTCCTTTTACTCTCCTTAGTACTGATAAAATACCTCATAACAATCGGTTTTTGATTAAAAGTCCACTAAAAAAGTCCACCAATAAGTCCACCAAAACCCCTCAAAACCGCCTAAAAGCACCATTTCAAACCGCCTAAAACGCAATTAAGACGATCCCACAGGAATCGTCTTAATTGCGTAACTTACTGATTATCAGGCGGAGAGAACAGGATTCGAACCTGCGAGACGCTTTTGACGCCTACACGCTTTCCAGACGATTTATTGATTTCGTAACTCCTTGATTCCTATTTGTTTATAGTCTTTTATTTTACAAAGTCCACTATTTTTACCACCATTTCACTTCTTGTCGTTGATAAGAATACGCATAAGGTCAATCTGCTTGTCTTTTTCTTTTATCAGCTTGTCTTTCTCCTCAAGCAATTTGTCCTTCTCGTCAAGCAGACGCTTCAACAGTTCCACTTTCTGCCTCAATGCCACTATTTCGCCATCTGTGCCGTTTATTGTCTGCGTGCCTTGATTGTCGCCGCTGATGACATTCTGCGACACAGGGCCTGTATTTGCGTCGAGCATCTGGTTGAAGGCAGCAAACTGCGCCTTGCCGATGGCTTTCTCCTCGGCTACCATTTTGCCCACACCGTCACGCAGCCAAAGGAAGGCAACATTGAAAGCCGAACCAATCTTTTGTAGCATTTTGCTTGACCACGGTTGTTTGTTGTTCATACATCGGCTCAATGTTGATACGTCAACCTTGCACGCTTCGGCAATAGCAGCTTGGGTGTAACCATAGTGCGACATAAATAGCCTCATTCTTTCCGATACAGCGTAGTCAATAGAATTAATCTTTCCATCCATAGTTGTATATGTTAACGAGTGTTTATAAATCAATATAAAGTTAACTGTAAATGCAAAAGAATGTCAATAAATCAACTTTAAACTTGATTTAGTATTGTTATTTCATTAACTTTTTGTACCTTTGCAATCGTTGACAGAGCGCAAGCGAAACAAACCCAACAGCTCGCTAAACGCTCATTATATGTTTAATCTGCAAATATAACGAAATAAATCCAAATGGCAAAGCGAAAACCCATAAAACTTCGACGAGGATGCCAAGTCAAGCTGGCAGAAGACTGCGGAGTCGGAGTAGCGACAGTCCGACGCGCCCTACTTTGGGATGCCGACACGGACATTCAGAACCTCATACGCAAACGAGCACACGAACTCGGGTACGTCAAGCGATGGTAATCGGCGGTACTGCCGCCACAACATAAACCAAACAAAACAAAAAAGACAATGAAACAGGCGACAGTCACAGCCATCGAAAAGATATGGCTATCCAACAAGGAGGCGCAGGCATACCTCGGCGTCGGGATGGAGTTCTTCAAGAGCCTCAGAGCCAACGGACAGCTCCCCTACTCCAAAGTCGGAAAGACCGTGTTCTATCGCAAACGCGACATCGACCGGCTCATCGCAGCAAACCGAGTGTATTAGAAGACACAAATCATACTCATATAATTTTTTTTTCATTTTGAGATTGTTAGGTTAGTAGTAGTTTTTAGAAACTTGAGAAGTTGATATTTATCGTTCTTCAAATCTTTGTTTAGCGAAACAAGGTGAAAAATTTTAAAACATTAGTATTATGCATCTGGCCCTTCGTGAGAATCGCCAGTTTACGGCAGAGCAGGCGGCGGATTAGGCTGAATACATTCACTTCCCATCTCGTTCCCTTGACAGCCATTCCGTGAGGTTCGATTCCTCATCTGCCGACCATTTTCTTGTTGTTCTTTGACTTATTGGTTACAGACAGTGAGCGTGTAAAAGTAGTAATGGCAGCGTTTTGGACGCCGCGACCCATGAAGGAACGCACGCCACGAAAGACCCACTAACGCATCTTCCAAGTACCGTCAAACGAACCACGCCACACTCCATGCTGGCGCAGGCGGAGAGAAACGAAATGCAGCGGGCTGCCAGACGTCCCGCGACGCTGGCAAGATTGCTGAGATCTATAAAACAGCACACACACACAAATCCATACATAATCGGTATAAAACAGCAATTCTTTGTCGTTTTTTAATAATATGTTGGATGGGGAGAGTCGTACAACTGACAGTACAATAACCAAAGAATGCGGGTTCGAGTCCCGCCTCTCCTTCTCGTCATAATGTTATAAATATAAAATTGATATTAATTGTTAGAAGATTTTTTCCATAAAAAATTTTTAATTCAACTTGCTGCCCAAGCGAGGGCGCACCACACGATTTCGTTTCTCAAATAATCTTTATGAGTTGGGTCCGGCGCGAGTCGCACCCGATTTTTATTTACGAACCCACTAAAACGATATACACAATGGTAAAAGTCATTGATTCTATACACGTCGTCAAAGCCAACACGGACAGGCTTCTCGCCCTGCCCTGTGTAGTAGCTGTGGCTGACCACGGCGACGGACTCGTCGTAGCCCTCTCCAAGGACCTCACCAACGGCTCCCTTCGGGCCAATGCAGGCGATTACATCGTACATTTCTCCAACGGAATGTGGCAGCGCTTCGGAATCGAAGCTTACGCCCGACTCGTCAAGAACCCCAACTACATACGTGCTCTATGACAAGACATCGTATCACGCAGCAGCAGATTGACGAAGTGCTCAGTCTGAGAGGAAGGCTCTTACACCGGCAAATCGCCGAAAAAGTCCACATATCATCGGGGTCGGTATCGCGCATTCTCAGCGGGATAGTCACGGCGGAAGCGCCTCTGTGCCGAAGCAGCCGTCTGAAGCCTGTCATCGTCCAGAACTATCCCTACATGCTCCCGCGTGAACTCGAGGAGAAGTTCGGCGTCCCACAGTCCACCATACGGCAATGGGCCAGACAACTGAAACTCAAGCACACCCCCGAGACAATAGAAAGGAGAAAGGAGAGATACAAGAACATGAAGGCGGAACACCTCAATACACCCGAAATCATCAGCAGACGCTCCGCCAAGCGCAGAAGGACGATGCGTATGGAGAGGTTCCGCATAATGTCGGGGATGCGTCAGCAGACCAAGCTCCGGATATCAATATTGCCGAAAAAGACAAGCAACAGCATACGGCACCTCGTCACTCTGCACAACTATTTCCGAAGCGAAACCGACAGCCTTACACTCCATTACGACGAACAGACACGCCGCACACCCAACGAAGAGTATTTCTCCAGACGATACGGCATCAAGTTTATCTCGGCTATTTAAGTAACTTTCATCTATACATTTTTTTATTAATCATTAAAAATGAGACCCAAGGAGTCTCATCCGGGTGCAAGTCCCGGACGTTGTTATTATTAGTTTTTATTGCAAAATGGAAGTGATTCCTGGAGGGACGGCGGCGTGGATGCCGCTTTAGCGAAGGTTCGATTCCTTCCCGTCCCGCATTAATTATTTATTTTATCATGCACAAATTCAGACGCACGCTATACTCCGAATGCGACGACTGCCTTTGGCGCGACTTTCCCGATTGTCCCCGCACGGAGACCCAACGGAAGGTCATACCCGTCAAATGCCCGTTCTGGGAGTGGCGCTATCAGTAGCAAAACAGTCATAATTTCAGTACAAAAACATTTCATCTATGCAAACAAAAACATCACCCAAGTGGTTCGAAGCCACAGCACTCACCTTCCCTCAGAACGAGGATGGTCTTATTGTCAGGAAGTCCCACACATACGTCTTCGATGCAAAGTCCTTTGCCGAAGCCGAGGAACGCATCGCCGACCAAGTCTGCCTCTTCCCCTCAGAACAAGAACCCGAGGTCTCCAAGATTGCCATCGCCCCGTACCGAGAGGTCTTCCTCGTCGATGAAGACTGCGACAAGGGCGAAATCTTCTGCAAGGCGAAGGTCGTCTTCATCACATACGACGAGAAGACCGCGAGAGAAAGACGTCAGACGATATATTATCTCGTCCAGTGCAACGACATCAACACGGCACGCCAGAACATCGACAAGGTGCTCTCTTCCTCGATGATCGACTATCGCATCGTGTCCATTTCCGAAACACAAGTCATCGACGTCGTACTCGGCGTAGAAGACCATAACGAATAACACCCCTCAGAATGAGAAAGAAAATTTCAGTCGAAATGCTGCAAATCAGATTCCATGACATCATGGAGTTGCCTTACGAAGTGGCAAGAGAAAAGCAGCGTCGAGCCGTAGCAGCCGACTACGCGGAAGGTTTCTGCGAAAGGCACGAAAACGCCAACGGCTTCAAATTCTGTAAATACAAAACATTTTAATATATGGAAAACAGCTTACAGTCACTTGACGCTTACGAAGTGACACAGGTCCAACATGACCAGAACATCATACAGCTCGACACCATCGAGCGTGCAAACGTAGATTCCCAGATTGCCACAGCCAAGCAATACCCGCGCGACCTTCGCCGAGCCATCAACAACTCCATCGCTATGGCAACTCTTGACGTGCCTACCGCCCAGTCTTGCGGTTACGCCCTACCACGTGGTGGCAAACCCCTCACCGGCCCTTCAGTACATCTTGCCAAGCTCATCGTTTCCAATTACGGAAACATACGAACAGAGGCGAAAGTGGTGCAGATTACCGACAAGCAGGTTATCAGCCGTGGTTCATGCTGGGATCTTGAAAATAACGTGGCTTCAGCTTTCGAGGTATCCCGTTCTATCGTCGGGCGTAGCGGGCAACGTTTCTCTGACGATATGATTACCGTTACAGGTAATGCCGCAAACGCCATCGCCTATCGCAACGCCGTTTTCTCAGTTATTCCACGAGCTATAACAGACAAGGTCTACCAGGCGGCGCAGCATTTCATCGCTGGCGACCTCTCTGACGAGGATAAGCTGATTGCTACACGCAAAAAGTGCATCGACTATTTCAAGGACGAGTACGACATCACGGAAGAGGAGGTTATAATGATTTGCGGGAAGCAGACAGTCAACCAAATCAAGGCGGAACAGATTATTCTCTTGCGCGGCATAATACAGTCACTCCGAGACGGCGACACAACCGTCGATGAGCTTATGAAACCTTACCGCAAAGAGAAAACCAAGAACGCCATCGCTGCCGCAGCAGCTGAAGCTGCCAAGGATGCCGCCGCCAAGAAGGAGGACAAGAAGGAGGGCAAGAAATGATTAACACCGAATCCAATCAGCGCGAAATCTCATGGTTCCGCGCACGCTTCGGTTCTGTTACAGGTTCCGAGGTCCACAAGCTCATGACCAATCCTCGCAAGAAAGACGAGCCTTGGTCCGAAACAGCCAAGACGTACATCTATCAGATAGCTGCCGAAAGGCTGTTCAATCCCCAGTTCCTTTCTGACGACGACATCTTCCAGTCTTATCTTGACCAGGTCGCCGTCTCTACGCGGGCTATGGAATGGGGTGTCCAGCAAGAGGAGTCTGCCCGCCAGCTCTACTCCTCTCTTAACGACGATGTGGAGGTCTTCGAGGTCTCCTCATGCGCACACGATACCATCCCGCACTTTGCTGCCTCTCCCGACGGAATAGTCCGCGGAGAGGAGCAGAAGTGCCTCGAAATCAAGTGCCCCTCTCTCGCTGTCCACACACGATATGCAGCAGAGATACACGATGCAGCCTCGTTGAAGGCTGTCAAGCCCGAGTATTACTGGCAAGTGATGGCAGAGATGTCCTGCACAGGCTGCACGTCGGCCGATTTCGTATCTTACTGCGCATGGCTCTCCTCCCCCATCCATATCGTCCGCATAGAACGTAACGATGACGACATCCGCCTCCTCGAAGAGCGCGTCCGTCTCGCCAACGATTACATAGCCAAAACTTTCAATGTCTAACCCCAAGTCTTAATAATGGAAATCTTCGGAAAAATCATCTGCGCACTGCCCATCCGGTCTGGCGTCTCCGCAAAGAGCGGCAAGCCGTGGCAGAGCGCCACTTATGTCCTCGAAACGCAGGACCAGTACCCCAAGCGGATGGTCTTTGATGTCTTCGGACAGGACAACATCGTAAAGTTCAACATACAGGTCGGACAGACACTCACCGTGTCGTTCGATATTGACGCTCACGAGTACAACGGCAAGTGGTTCAATAGTATCCGCGCTTGGAACGTGACACACGGAGCACCGCCTCCGGTCGTTACGCCCCAGCCGTCAGTCTTCCCCCCGGTTGGTATGCAGGGTTCTGCTCTCGGTACGGCAACACCGCCTCCCCCACAGCCCGCAGCTCAGCAGACAGCGGCAAGCGGAGGTTCCGACCAGCTGCCCTTTTGATTTAATCAATAACAGCTTCCTCAGAAGCTTTGATGTTTGTATAGTTCACGCTTCCAAGGGGTCTTAGCCGCCCCTTGGTTTTCTCTCACCCCGAAATCTCTTTCTTACCCGTTCCGTATAACTTTCAAAATCCTTTCCCCTATGTCAGACAATAGATTTTCTCTCAACATCGCCCATTACGAGGCGGTCAGCCAGCTCTCCGACCTTCAGCTCGGCATCCTTATGCGTGCCGTCTTTCTTTATGCCAAGGACGCCACTCTCATTAGCGACGACGCCCCTCTGGTGGTACGCGTAGCCTTCGCCTTCATCAAGGAGGACATCGACGCGCAGCGTGCCGCCCGTGAGGCGCGATGTCGCAAGAATCGCGAGAATGCGCAGAAGCGTTGGGCGAAGAAAGGAAAGACCGCGAAGAAAGAACAACGCCCTACCTTTAATGCCGAAGGTCTCATCACTTACTGGAATCGTCGCATCCGCGAGACAGGCTCCCGCATGCCGCAGATCCATCGTCTCAATCGCACGCGTATAGCTCTCATCGAGGCTCGTCTTCTCGAGTACGACGGCGACACCCGCAAAATCCGCGACGCCTTCGAGCAAGCGTTCGCCTCTCCTTACCTCAACGGAGCAGGAAAACGTCACTGGGTAGCCGATTTCGATTGGATTCTCCGTCCCGAGAATTTCTCACGTGTCCTCGACGGCAGCTTCAAGGCTTATGCAGCTGCCGTTCAGAAGGAAGAGTCCCCCGCACCAGCTCCCGAACTCACTGACGAGCAGATTCAGCAGCAGGCGGAAGCTCGCAAGAAGCAAGCAGCAGAAAACGAAGCGGCACGCAAGGAAGCACAGCGCAACCGCATCCTCGATGCTATAGAGGCTTTCGAACAAAACCCAAAGTCCCTACAGGGTCAGATTGCCTTGCAGGCTTATCAAAGCGGACTCACACATCGCCTCGGTATAAGCTGGACTCCGAGCGTCACGTCTCTTAATCGTAAGGCAGTATGAATTTCAGTCAGCGCATCGAACTTTGGCTCAGCCAACACCCCGACGCCACACCACGAGAAGCGATATGGGCAGGCGCCCGCATCGAAATCGAACTGTGGTGCAGCGGCAACAAACACACACGTCAACCCTAAATATCACCTACACACATGATAGCAATCACCGAAGCCATCTCCTACATCATCGTAGCAGCCGTGGCGTTTATCATAGGAAGAGATTCTGTTAACAATTCTAAAAACGAACAACAATGAACAATTCTGACATCAACATCGCAGACATCCTGCGTGACTGCCCGCAAGGAACGCTTCTTTATTCGAGAATAGCCGGAAAACTTGAGCTTCAGCAAGTACTTGAAAAAGGTTGTGATTGTCATCCAATCCAAGCAGAAGTGATTTACGAAAACGAAAACCCTAAAAACGATCGTTTTGCTTCTTTTACTGACACCGGTCGTTGGAACAAGTGGCTCCCCAACGGAGAATGCGTCCTCTTCCCTTCCCTCGAAATGCAGGACTGGACCAAGTTCTTCCGACGCGGCGACGTGGTCGTCTGCGTCGGATTAGGCGTCACGGCAGTCTTCGAAGGATGGGATTCTGAGGATTACACTGAATTCCGTACAACAGTCGAGTACGACAATAAGGAGGACATCTGGGGCGTCAAGCTCTACGGACTGTTCCACACTCTCGACTTCCGTAAAGCCACCGACAATGAGCGTGCGCAGTTCTTCGCCGCCGCTGAAGCTCACTACGGAGGTCGTTTCAACTCCGAAACCCTCGAATTTGACTATCCTAAACACCCCTTCAAGCCATTCGACCGTGTGCTCGTTCGCGACGAGGACAACGAAGTTTGGATTCCAAGCATTTTCGTTCGTTTCAGAGATGATGAAAAATTCCCATACCAATGCATTGACACCGTTTACAGACAGTGCATCCACTACGAAGGTAACGAGCACCTCTACAACACAGACGACGACCCCGGCAAACAACAAAATATCTAAAAATCCCATCACATGATTCATCAAAAAGACCTACGCCTCGGCGACCTCGTGCAGATCACCGTAGACCTTCCCGAATACAAGCAAGGCGACACCTTCGTGGTAATAGACATCTCCGAAATTTACATAGGTCTCCGCAGCCCCAGTGAATCTGACTGTAGACCAGACATGTACACCATCAGAGACCATATCGAAGGAATCCCCGTCACCCCTGAAATCCTCGAAAAGAACGGATTTGAAATGCGTGAAGGCACCGTCGTCTATATGAAAAACAGATTAGCATTAAAGCCTCTTGAGGATGAAAAAGGCTACCAAGTTGGTTTGGGCAGCTTGCGCACCTTTTATGTGAAGGTTAATACTGTCCAGTACGTCCACCAGCTCCAACATATCCTCTGGGCACTCGGCAATGACGCAAACTTAAAGATTTAAAAATGAATATGAATAAGATAGAAAAAACCTGTAAGGAATGTAATTGCAAACACTTCATTGTTTGGTCATTTGGCTTTGGAGACATGTATTCCTGCGAGTTGCAAGGACAGAGTGAACACATTGAAAGTGTTGCTAAAGATTGTCCATTCAAAAGCTTAAGTAAGTTGAGGATACTAATCGCAAATAAAAACAAACATTAATACACAAACAATATATAAACAACAAAACAATGGAAACAAACATCGGAAAGAAAGTAATCATCCGCGGCGACCGCAGCGGAGTTGAGTTCGGAACACTCGTAGCACACAACGGCAGAGAGGTAACACTGCACAACGCACGTCGAATCTGGTATTGGGCAGGAGCAGCCTCACTCTCACAGCTCGCCCAGGAGGGAACATCAAGGCCAAACAGCTGTAAGTTCACGGTCTCAGTAGACAGCATCACCATTCTCGACGCCATCGAAATCATCACTTGTTCGGACAAAGCCGTCAAGTCAATAGAGGAGGTAGAAGCATGGAGACGTTAGAAGACCGAATCAAAGCATTCTTGAGCGTCAGCTTTGGCTCTGGCGATGGCGATGGCTATGGCTTTGGCTCTGGCTATGGCTCTGGCTATGGCGATGGCGATGGCGATGGCGATGGCTCTGGCGATGGCTCTGGCTTTGGCGATGGCGATGGCTCTGGCGATGGCTATGGCTATGGCTTTGGCTCTGGCTATGGCTCTGGCTATGGCGATGGCGATGGCGA